CTAGCGCCAGGTGCGCGCGAACTTCAGGAACGCGTCGTTCTCCATCGGTGCTCCGATGGTCACCCGGACTCCGTCAGTGCCAAAGGGGCGCACGATGATTCGAGCCTCCGCGGAGGCCTGGGCGAATTCGGTGGAGCGCTCGCCCAGCGGCAACCACACGAAGTTAGCCTGCGACGGCGGCACCTGATAGCCGGCTTCCCGCAGTGCGCTGGTCACCCGGGCGCGTTCGGTGACAACGTCATTGGTGCGCGCGAGCAGCTCCTCGGCGGCGCCGAGGGAAGCCACCGCGGCAGCTTGCGCGAGGCTCGACGCACTGAACGGTACGTACACCTTGCCCAGTGTGGTGATTACATCGGGATCGCCGACCGCGTAGCCGACTCGCAGCCCTGCCAGGCCGTATGCCTTCGAGAAGGTGCGTAAGACAACGACATTGGGGTGCTCACGCACCAGTGCGAGGCTGTCGGTGAAGTCCTCGCGTACGTACTCGACGTATGCCTCGTCGATCGCGATCAGGATATGCGGCGGCACCGACTCGACGAACCGCCGCAGTTCGGCGGGCCGCACCACGGTGCCGGTCGGGTTGTTGGGGTTGCAGACGAAGATCAGCCGGGTGACGTCGGTCACGGCGGCCGCCATGGCGGCGAGGTCATAGGTGTGGTCGACCAGCGGTACCTGCACCGGAGTCGCCCCCGCGACCCGCACCACCAACGGATAGGTCTCAAAGGACCGCCAGCCGAACAGCACCTCGTCGCCCACCGTTGCGGTGATCTGGACCAGCTGCTGGCATAGGCTCACCGACCCGCACCCCACCGCGATGTGCTCGGGTGGCATGTCGACGTGCTTGGCCAGGTGCGAGCGCAGCTCGGCGTAGCCGTTATCGGGGTACCGATTGATTAGCGATCCCGCCTCGGCGAGGGCGGCCCGCACGCTCGGCAGTGGTTCCTGCACGGTCTCATTACTGGCGAGCTTGATGGCGCCGGGGACGTTTCGGCCCGGTGTGTAGGCCGGTAGTTCGGTCAGCTCGGGGCGAAGTCGTGCGGGCACGTCACCAGACTATCGGGGCACGTGGGGCCCGATGACGACCAACGGCTTTGCCTTTGGGGCGCGCGGCCCTGTACTCTGTGCCCTCGGCGGTTCGGGATCCATTTTTATGGGTTCGGAGTCCCGCTCAGGAAGTTCAGGAGGCGTGCCAGAGCGGCCGAATGGGACTCACTGCTAATGAGTTGTCCCCTTTACGGGGGACCGGAGGTTCAAATCCTCTCGCCTCCGCGTCGGTCTGCAGGCCAAACCTGTTGACCTGCAACAATTGAATAGTAAGCGCCCGTAGCTCAACGGATAGAGCATCTGACTACGGATCAGAAGGTTAGGGGTTCGAATCCCTTCGGGCGCACGTCAGGTCCATCCGGACCACTGCCGCCGTCAGGCCGACCAGTCAACAGCCGCATTGGGGACACCCCCAATGCGGCTGCGTACTTTTCAACCTCAGCCAGATCGATGGGGTATTCGCCAGAGAGTCGCCGCGACATGCTCGCGGTGTTTGTCTCCAGCATCTTGGCGAACTTGGCTTGAGAGATGCGCTTCTCCCCGAGCAGCCCCCGGATTCGCCGGGCCACTGTCTGGGACAGGGTCTCGTTCGGAACCGAATACAACGTACTCATAGCGCTCATGATAACCGTCTAGCGGTCGTGGTGAAAGTTAAAGCTAACTAAACGACCGGAAAAGTAACTCACACCTCACTTAAACCGGCGCGCCGTATCTCCAAACGGTAGCGCCGTTACTTGCTGTGAGTTATCGTTACGCTGTGAGTAACGTTCTGACGTTGGATGAGCTAGTCGGCGCAACTATCCGAGCTGAGCTCGCCCGCCGTCGTTTCACCGCCACCGACGCCGCCGTTCCCCTCAACCGCACCCGGCAGTACGTAAGCCGCCGCCTCACAGGGGAATTGAGCTTCACCCTCGCCGACCTCGACGGCATCGCCCACTTTCTGGGCATCTCCCTCACCTCTCTTCTTCCCGACTCTGCCTCCAAGGCCGCATGATGTCCGCCGTCTCCGTGACCGCCATGTCCCCGAGCGATGCGCGGGCGCTCACCGAGAGCATCCGCAGCACGGTCGATCGAGTCTGGGACCTCATCGCTAAGGCATACACCCAGAGGGCCTGGGCCGTCCTCGGATACCCGACCTGGGATGTGTATTGCGAGCGCGAGTTCGCCTCCACATGGTTCAAGCTGCCCCGCGAGACGCGCGCCGAGGTGGTTGTTTCCCTTCGCGATTCCGGGCTCTCCACGCGCGCCATCGCGGCGGCCACCGGGGTCAGCCAGAGCACCGTGCAACGTGAACTACCCGCACCTCCTACTGAGTCAAATGACTCAGTAGCGCCGATCACCGGCACCAACGGCAAGAACTACCAGCCGACGCAGCCGGTACGTCCGCCGCTGACCGTTGTCCCAGACCTCCCACATGAGCCCCCGGTAACCGCCGATGCTGCGCCTTCCCCCGCGCAGGTGGCCACGGGCGCTCCCACGGTCTCGGGGGTGAGCGCTCCCCCCGCTGCCGCCACCACCGAGACCGTGGAGAGCTTTGCGAAATGCCAGTGCGGCTCCACCATGACGCTTTACGCGGGTGCGACGTACGAAGACCGATTGGCCTACCAGGACTGGCGCGATGAGCACGAAGGCTGCGCCCTTCCAGAACCCGCCGCCCCCGTACCGGTTCCCGAGCCCACCCCGCGCCGGAAGCCGATCACAGACTCCTTCGCCGATGCCACCACGGCCATGACGAAGGCGGTGAAGCGGGTAGAGGCGATAGCGGCCGATGACCGCTTCGACAAGAACGCGGACCAAATCGCCATCTACGCAAGCGATCTGATCCGCGCGCGAGACGCGCTGCAACGCGTCATCGAGAAGTTGCCCTCGTAAACCAGCAGAAGGAGCACCTCAGTGTCGAATGCTATCCCACTTCGGAGGAACCAAATGGTCACATCCGATGTCGAGCGGATCGACGGCAAGCTCGCCGACGAATACCTCAAGTTCAACGTCCACAACCGGCCCCTCAGCGAGAAGAAGATCATGCAGCTCGCTGCCGACATGGAGGCGGGTCGCTGGCAGTTCAACGGCGAGGCAATCAAGTTCTCCCTTGACGGTTCACTCCTCGACGGGCAGCACCGCCTCCACGCGGTCTCCCTATGCGGCGTGCCCGTGGAGATGCTTGTGGTTCGGGGCCTGCCGGCGGAATCGCAAAGCACCATGGACCAGGGCCTCAGGCGGAGCGCGTCGGACCAGCTGAACCTCGCCGGTATCCACTCCACGAACTCAGACGCATCGGCGATCAAGACGTTCATGGTGTGGCAGCGCGGATGGCTTTACACCGACAAGGCCTCCGGCGCGATCACGACCTCAGATGTTGTGCAGTGGGCCACGGAGCATCCCGAGGTGTTCGAGCTGATCCGCCGGGGCGGCGCGTTCAATCGGGTGAAGGCGCGGCCTGGCCTGGTCCGTGCCGTGTTCGCGGGTATCGCGTACTGGCACGGGGTTGAAACAACCAGCGTGTTCTTCCAGCGTGTACTCGACGGCGCTGGGCTGGAGATTGGCTCCCCAATCCTGGCTCTGCGTAACCGTTTAGACCGCGTGCGCGGCGAGGGTTTCAAGATGTCTGACCGCGAGGCCATCGGCTACTTCATCGTCGCGTTCAACCACTGGCTCGCCGGGCACAACATCGCGAAGCTCCAGCAGCCCAAGGGCGGCTGGAACGGAACCAACTTCCCCACGGTTACCCGCGCCACACAGGAAGCGCTCGCCTGATGTTCCGTGAGATCGTCGCGCCGTGGCTCCGGGAAACGCTGGTGCCCGTCTTCTGGGTGCTCGCGTTTGGCGCGTTCCTCGGCGCCGTCGTAATGACCAACGCCCTCACCAGCCGGTGATCACTATGGCGCGCATCCTCCAACGCCCCGAGCTGCCAACGCATCTCACGGAACTCACCGGGGACTACCCGGTATCCGAGGCTGCGCGTCTCCTGTCGCTAGACCCAGCCATCAACATCGGCCGGGACCAACTGTTCGAGGCAATGGCTAACGAGGACTGGATAACTCGTGGCCGCGACCAACGCTGGCACGCATACCCCGAGAGCGTGACCCTCGGGTATCTCGCGCTCCGGCCCGGCGGCGAATACGAAACACCCAGCGGTGTCACCAAAGAACGTCCACAGATCATTCACCTCACCGCCGCTGGTGTCGGCGAAATGCACTACCGGCTGGGCGGTTCCCAGCAGCTAGCACTCACCTAGAACAAACCAGCACAAGGAGACAGCAATGAAGTACCGATGGTTGCGGCGTGTCCTATTCGGAGTCCAAGCGGTACCCGAACCGGCACCCCCGAGCGTCAATCCGATCTGGGACGAACTGTCCGCCAAGCACGGCACGCCAGCTGAGATCTGGAGCGCTGCGGCGTGATCCGGCTACTGAGTGTCGTGGTTGTGGCGTTCTGGTTGGGTATGGCATCAGCGGCTCCGGTGGCAGCTGACCCGGCGAACGATGCAGCGAACAACGTCGGTGGCGCACTCTGCATCGCCATCGGTGCTGACCCAACGTTCAAGGGTCTCAACCGAATCGGGGAAGCGCTCCACCAACGTGGATTCAGCTACCCGGATGCTGGACGCGTAGTCCGGCTATCCGTCGATGCTTATTGCCCTTGGCAGCAGCCGCTTCTCGACCTCTACGTCAAGTCGGCGCGCTGGAGGACCGCATGAGCGAGCTATGGGTCGTTGACGTTGAGACGACCGGCCTGGACCGCAACCAACATGTGCCGGTGGAGGTGGCGGCTATCAGCCTCAAGACTGGCCGCGAGATCCACTTCGTTCCGTTCATCACGGGCGAGGCGCTGGATAACGCGGAGCCGGAAGCGATCCGCATCAACCGGTACTACGAACGCGCCCTGCACAAGCAGCAACTTGACGCTATCGCCACGCTGAACTGCTACCAGGACCTTTTCGAGCTACTGGACGGGCGGACCCTCGGCGGCGCGAATCCACGCTTCGACGCAGACATGCTCATGGCCGGTTACGAGCACATCCTGGCTGGCGAAACCTGTGTCCGGAAAGCAGAGCCGTGGCGGTACCGGCTCTCGGACTTATCCGCATACACCGCAGGCCTTTTCCAACTAGACCCAGCCGAACCGCCAGGCCTCGCGAAGTGCTGTGAGCTGCTGGGCGTCACCAACACCGCCGAGCACACCGCACTTGGTGATGCTCAGGCAACCCGCGATTGCTTCCGCTGCGCATACGAGCGCGGCAAGAAGGGAACAGGAACCGATCCCCATGCCTGATATGTACAAGCTGCTCCGCGACCAGAACGCGCGCACCGATGCAGCCAAGAAGCCGGACACCGGCGTCTACCAACTGGAGCCCACACCAAAGGTGCTGGAGCCGAGCAAGTTCGAGAAGTCCGTTCTCCTCGCGCTGCAAGGCTCCAACGTGTACGCAGGTTCCGTTCCAGCGGAGGAAGTGGATCGGCGCCGGAAGAAGAACCGGCACGCTCGCCGCGCCCGGCGCGGGAATACCGCTGCCATCGCCCGCGAGGCTCGCCTGAACTACGCCCAGAAGCGTCGCCGCCGATTCGCGCGCGGGAACGCGATCAACCCTCTGGAGATCCAAGCATGAAGCGGGGAATCAGCTGCCTCGCCGTGTCGTTCGGGTCCGCCCTGATCGGCGCGGGCACCGGGGACGGTGTTTGGCTCCTACCGGCCATCATCGCTGCTGTTGTTGCGAACTGGTTGTTCTGGGGTGGTGACCGATGAGCGCCAAAGAATGCCGCCGCGACGGCTGCATATCTCCCGCGCACGCACGTGGCCTCTGCGCCAACCACCACAAGCAGTGGGTACACCGATTGCGTGCGTACGGGCGATTCGCGAGCGAGCGATGCCCGATCGAAGCCCCCATAGAACGGGTTCGTCAGCTTCGGGCTGTCGGTGTCGGGCTACGGCAACTCCAAGAACTCACCGGTCTGCCACGGGTGACATTTGCGAAGTTGGAAAAGCCAGGTAGGCAGTGGGTTTCGCGCCGCACCTACGAGCTGATCATGGGCATACCGGCAGCGCCTGCCTACGTTCTGGCGTCCCCCGAGGCGTTCATCGATTCGACGGGGACGGCCCGGCGCCTGCGGGCACTAGCTCGCGTCGGATACGGCGGGCCACAGATCACCGAAATGCTCGGTATCGATGACCGAGGGCGGTTCTGTGACCTGTACTCGGGCAGGGCAAAGCACATAAAGGCTGGCCGTGCCATGGAGGTAGCCGTGCTGTTCAAGCGACTCGAATTGACGGAAGGGCCAAGCCGAATCGCACGAGACCGTGCCGTCAAGAAGGGTTGGCCGCTCCCTCTCCAGTGGGACGAGGACACCATTGATGATCCGGCGGCGAAGCCCATAGAGGGCAGCAACTACAGCCCGTTCAAAGAGCGGTTGGAGGAGCTGCACGACATGGGTATCCGCGATGTCAATGAGATCGCCGAACGCCTGGACCAGAAGCCGGAATCTGTTAAACGCCAGCTTGAACGGATCAAAGCGGCGAGCAACAAGGACAGCGCGGCGTGAGCAAGGCTAAGCCGGTACCCGGCACTGTCGAGGCGTTCCCCCGGAAGGACAACGACGGGTTTGCGTGGAAGTGGACCAGCCCCAAGGGTAATGAGCACTTCAACTACGGCCCATACCCAACGAAGGCAGCGGCAGCCGCAGCTGGTCGGAAATTCGCGCGGAACTTCACGGCCAAGCCCACCCACACACCGCCCGAACCGGAAGACGAATGAGCGAGCACCCAGAGCGCCCGCAAGGCGTCTCCATCATCAAACCCGATGGGCGGAAGATCGTTTGCGAACTTGCCTACGTCGGGAAAGACGCCGATGGCTACGACGAGTGGCAGTGCGCCACTCCACTCAGTTCAGGTGACGTTCTGCACGTCGATGTCCTGCCGGCCAAATCGTCAATTGTCGGGCCGTTCCAATGACCGCGCCGTCGATCTGGGACGAGGAGTTCATCACCAACTGGGATGAGCCCCTTACCCGCGTGCACGTCAGTGGCCGCTCGATGGGGTGGTGCGAGTGGTGCGGCAAGGAGAAGGCCAGCGAGAAGCACCACCGCATCAACCGCTCGCAGGGCGGGAAGTGGCACCCCGCCAACATCATCGACCTCTGCTCCGCTGACCACCGCGAGGTCACGGTCAACCCGGAATGGGCGCAATCGGTCGGTCTCTCTATCCCAGGCCACCCACAGATCTCGCCCTCGGCGGTGCCGGTGCGGAATCGGCCGAACCGGCAGCCGGACCTCTGGCTTCACGACAACTACCTACCAGCAGGGAAGAACACGCGATGACCGATATCAAGCCGGGTATCTACCGGCCCGGCGAACCGGGGTTCATCGCTCCGGGCACACCGGAGCACTCGGCGCTCATCAGCCCCTCCAAGGTGGCGGCAATCATGGGCCTCTCCCGTTGGGATTCGCCGTATTGCCTGTGGCACCGGATGAAGGGCCTCGCGGCACCGGAGCCGGAGAAGGACATCTTCCGGGTAGGGCATGCGTTCGAGCTGGCGCTCGCCGAGCTGTGGCGGTACGACAACCCCGGCTGGCAGCTTTCACCCGGCGAGGTCCAGTACGTCGGTGACCCGGAGAAGTTCGGATTCCCTTATCTGGTCACGTTGGACCGTCGCGGGCGCCGGGGCCGGACCCGGCGCGACGTGGAGTTCAAGATCGCCCGCTCGCTGGAAGATTGGGGCGACGACTTCACCGATGAAGCGCCGCCGGATTACTTCACGCAAGTTCTTACCCAGCAGGTGTTCTCAGGGCTGACAAAGGAGCCCGCGCATCTCGTGGTGATGGGTCCGCGGTTCCAGCACCACACGTACGTGATCCCGTACAACATGGCGGCAGCCGCAGCAATCATCAAGGCGTGCAAGGAGTTCTGGGACTCACTCGATGCCATTGAGCCGCCTCCGCTGGACAACTCGGTCGCCACCTACGAGTTCGTCCGGGAGCAGCACCCCGACATTGCGCGCGGAATCACCGTCGATATCACCCCCGAAGATGGCACCGAGTTCCTGACCGCAGTGACGGAATCGAAGGAAGCCACGAACCGCGAACGCGGCGCCAAGACAAGGATTCTCGACCTTATGGGCGATGCCCAGTACGCGACAGCGGGCGGCGTCCGTATCGCCCGGAGACAACCAGGCAGGGGCGGATCAGTCTCCCTGTACGCGGTCCAGTGAAACAACCAGAAGGAGAACCAGCAATGTCCGAAACCACTGACATCGTCCAGGTGGATGTTCCACCACTGCCAGAAGTGTTCATGGATGAGCCGACCACTCCCGCGATCAAGCGGATGGAGGCAGAAGCCCGTGCACTCCAGACCGCCTACAACATGGCGAAGTCGCTTTCGAAAACGTCGATGGTACCGCTGCACTTCCAGCAGACACACATTCCGAAGGGGCAGCGGGAACCTCTTGGGGATAGGGCAGCGCAGGATTTAGCCGCCGCCATCATGTACGGCGCCGAGCTCGGTATGTCCGCGATGCAGGCCGCGCAGAACGTGTTCACGGTCCACGGATCGCCTGGTGTCTACAGCAAGACCATGGTGGCGCAGGTCCGGCGCTGGATCGACAACAACGGAACCGGTGGCCCTGACGGCGATGGGGTCTGGGAGGTCGCTGCTTCGCCCGAGCGCGTCGTATGGGCGGGGCGGCGCGACGGCAAGCCCGCCTCATCCGAGTGGACTATCGAGCGCGCCAAGACAGCAGGTTTCACAAGCAACGAGAAGTATCAGAAGCAGCCGACCGAGATGCTGCGCGCCAAAGCGCAAGCCGAGGTCTGCCGAATCCTGTTCCAGGACGTACTCCTCGGCATGAGCCATTCCGTCGAGGAACTACAGCTCTCAGAGACGGTCTCGGTACAGCGGGTAACCCGCCCACCCGCGCAACAGAAGGGCCTCGCCGGGCTGCAAGCCGCAATCGAGGAACGCCGGCAGGCAGTCGAGACGACGGAGCAGGGGCCGGAACCCACCCAGCCGGACACCAACGTGGAGCCCGCCGCCGCACCAGAGCCCGAGCAGACCCCAGCAGCAACAGAGGCGCAGGAGGCCCCCGCGCCGGACGGCGGTGACAACACCCCGCCGCCCGGCAGCGGCAAAGCCGACAGGGCCGCCATCCAGAACGTCCGTGACCTGCTCACGGCCGAGAAGTACCAGCTCCGCACCAAGCAGGGCATGAAGGAGGCCCTGGAGTTCCTGTCCCAGTGCGTATCCCAAGAAGTCACGGACATCGACTCGCTGTCCGACGACCAGGCCGCCGAAGTCATCGCCGTCCTGACCAACACCGAGAAGGAGAAGTAGCCCAATGTTCGGAAGAGAGTTCCCACCGGGGCCACCGCCCGAAGCTGAAACACCAGTCGGTGGAGCCAAGTTCGATGTCGCAACCGAGCTGATGATCACCACCGTCCTCAAGGTGGCGGAAAGCGCGGCGGGCGGTATCGAGGAGATGGCCGAGAAGGGGACGTTCCCCAAGCGGGCCGCCTACATGTTGTCCCTCGCCGCTGCGAAGGAGCACATCAAGGCGGCGTTCGGTGATAACACGCCTGAGTGCAGGGAAGCGCTGTCGCGGTTCCTGAAGGCCGGATGGGTTCCACCCCTGAAGGACTCGGATCAGCCGTACACATCGAATGGGGTGGCGACACATGGCTGAGCCTGACGAGGACGAGGCGGTTGTCCGCCCGTTCGCAGCGTTCCTCCAGGAACTCAACAAGGGCCGCGTCCATGACGAGCTGTCCAAGGGTCTGCATGCTCTCCTGGCGGCGGTCAAAGCCACGGGCAAAAAGGGCTCCCTCACGCTGACTTTGACTGTGGCGCAGGAGAAGAAGACTCCGATGCTCATCATTGACGACGACGTGACGCCCAAGCTCCCGAAGCCTGACCGGACGCGCTCCCTGTGGTTCGTGGACAAGAACGGCAACCCCACGAGGTCCGACCCGAATCAGCTCGACTTCAACTCCATCCAAGCCGTACCCACCCCGGTACCCGCCGAGGACAACCCCAGAAAGGAAGCCAACTAGATGCCATTCAACGACGACAATTCCCGTACCGAGATCGATGCCACAGCCGACCTCGCTCGGCTCGCGGCAGAGCGCGTGGATGCTGTATCGCCAGATACAGCAGATGTTTTCACGTACACCGTCCGAAATGACGAGACCCAGCAGTTTCACTCGCTGGAGAAGTACCTGCCCAACCCGCGCCGCCAGCGGGGTACAACGGCGGTGCTGGATGCCGACAGCCTGAACCTGCTCCTGAGCAAGGTCCAACAGCTCGACGCGCTCGGATTCGCCGACCGCGCAGACAACCGGGTAACCGCAATCCTCAACTACGAAGGCTGGGGTGACCACCGGATAGCGCTGCACTTGAAGCATTCCCGCGAATGGCAGCACTGGGCGCAGCTCGACGGCGAATTCCTTGCGCAGGCCAAGTTCGCTGAGCATCTCCAGGATGGCCTCTCGGAGATCTACGAGCCCCCGGCGGCCGATCTTGTGGAGATCGTTCGGAAGTTCCAGGCCAAGCGTTCTCTCTCGTTCAAGTCGGCTCGGGACATCGCGAACGGCGAGGTCCAGTTCGAGTACGTCGAGGAAACCTCAGAGGCAGGCGGCGGCACCGCCGGGACTATCGAGATCCCGCAGGTACTCACGCTGAGACTCCCGATCTACGAGCGCGGCGAGCGCTATCAGTTGTCGGCGCACTTCATGTACCGGCTCGGGCCGCAAGGTATCGCGTTCGGGTACAAGCTCGACCGGGCTCAGGAAGTCGTTGATGCGGCGTTCGATGCGGAGGTCGCAAAGATCACCGACAGCCTGCCCATCGCGTACGGTCCTGCGCCGGAGCCGGTTCAGCCGTTCAGCAACGAGCGGTAGACGTGTCCGCTACCGAACGCCATGAGGAAGCCCTGCGTCTCTACGAAGAGGCGCAGGGCCTCCCCAAGGCCCAATCCGTCCCGCTCATCGCCGAGGCACAGCTCAATGCGTCCCTGGCGCTGTACGAGCTGCTGTCCGAATCCGCGTACATCGCCGGGCCACCCGTCGAGGCCAAAGCACCGTTTATCGGTGACCCCACCTGGAGCACCGAATGAGCCGCCCATGCAAGCAACGGTTCCCGCTTGCTGCTGTCCTCACGGTAGCCGCCGGGCTACCCGAGGGCGCCCTCTGCCGCGTCGCCGAAGTACAGGCGCTCCTCGGGTTTATGACCGGCGGAACGATAACCATCAACCAAGTCCCGAGAGCTAAGGACTTCTGCCAGAAGTTCCTTCTCGACCAGCACCGCTTTCTCGACTCACTGATCCCCGAGTCCACGGACGTGGAGAAGGTGCGCCGCTGGGGCACCAGATGTGAGAAGCAATGGGGCAAGGAAGTGCTGGTGGAGGCGTGCCCCGGCGACACCTACCGCCACCTCAGCAGCGCCGATGAACTCCAGAACCTCTGGGGCGGCCGGAAGGTGGCCTCCTGATGCCCGAGTTCGCTGACCTGTTCCCCGGCGCCACCCGGAGCACCGCCAACTACCGGGGCGACATCGCCGACCACATCCTGGCCGACACCCACCCCTTCGGCCCCGACCTACACGGCGCCTACTACGCCCCGGTGTCAGCGGTCTACGACCCGGCCACCGACAACACAAAAGTCACGTTCCGTCCGATTCCCCGCCGGCAGCCCACGAAGCGGAAGCGGGAGGAGCAACCATCCCCGTTCGGGCTGAACCGCCGACAGCGCCGACTACTAGGAGATACCAAGCATGGCAAGCAATCTCGCGGAAATTCTTGAGGTCGGAGCCCGGTACGCGGCGAAAGCCGTTCGCCGTGCCGCCGACACCATCGAGAAATCTGAGGGGCAACAGCTTCTCGATTGGATCACCGGCCTCCGCTCCACCATCACACCCGCACCCGAGCCGGTAGAAGAGGAGAACGGCACCCAGGAGCCGCCTGCCGTGGGCTCCGTCATCAAGGTGTCGTGCGAGCTGTGCCCACGCATCATGGACCAGATCACCGCATCAGACACCCTCTGGGTGTGCCAGGCGTGCGCCATGGGCAACCTCCACTGGGACGGCGTCTCCCGTCACGTGACGCGCACGTACCGGGTGTTGGGGATGTACCCGTGAAGGTCCAGCTGATACGCGGCCAGATCACCACAACCGATGGTGTGACCCGCAAGTTTCAGATCGCGCCCCTCGGCTGGATGCAGTGGGGAACGACCTACGAACATCTGGGCGAGACGGTGGATCTCATCGAAGCGTTAGCCCAGGTCGCCGCCGGGCACATCACCGAGTACGGGGAGCAGCCATGAACCCCGAACCGGAAGAAAGGAAATGGGTCGCCGAGTGCCAGGACTGCCCCACCACCAAGGACGAGGAATACGGCCATGAAGTGAAGGCCACGTGGGAGTTCCCTCGCGGCCGGGACGGTCTCAAGCAAGCCGAACGGTTCGCGGTCCGCCACCGCGCTCTGCGCGGGCACAACGTCCACGTGCTGAATCGCTTGACCATGACATTCAACCTCTACGACAACCCCGGCCTGGAGTACCTCCTAGGTCTCGGTGACGCCGGAGACAACATCGGAATCCAACGATGAGCAGCAGCCGCCCGTTCCGCGCCGAGTTTGGCGGCTGGTGCGACTACGGCGACGACCCGATCCGGCCCGGCGACGAAGTCCGCTACGACGACGACACCCTCGTACACACCGCCTGCCCAAACCCAGTAACCCCCACCGACATACGGGGCATATGCCCCAACTGCTGGTGCCAGCACGCAGGAGAATGCGCATGACGACACTGAAAGTGAAACTCGTTCTGGAAGCGGTGATCTGCGACCGCTGCGACACCTACTTCGGTGTGCCGCTCTGGCTCAGCGGGCACCCATTCCACTGCCCGCTCGGGCACCGGAACGAAGGCCGCGAGTTCGAGACGGCGCCGGGTACGCCGAACGTTGCGCCACCAGAGGGAATCTGGGAAGGGTTGACCGGCGCCGCCGCTGAAGAACTGGAACTGGGCGGCGATGCCGGAAGCGTAGTCGCATGCATTCGGGAGATGCTGGCCGAGGAAGGGCATGTGGTCGTTCAGGTCCCACGGGTTGCACACAAGGGGCCACACGATACCGACGCCTCGATGTACGCGGCAGCCGCCGGGCGCCTGGAGCGCGGCTACGGCATAGGTGGCAGCAACCTGACCCGCGCGGTCGCGAAGCTGCTCAGCTCTGTGGCCGAGGCGGCAGCCCGGTGAGCGCCAACAACTGGACGACCTGCTACGCCTGCCAGACCCGTCGAGCCGATGCTGACGACGAACGAATTGCCGAGCAGCGGAAGCGCATCGAAGACGCGTACGGGCAGGTGTCACAGGAGGAATACGACAGCCTTCGCGGCCGCGTGGAGAGTGCCATTGCGGAGATTGAAGCGACCCCGCTGAGTCGGACCTTTCGCGAAGACTTCGAGATCCACGGCGCTGAAACCGGTGTCGTGACAGTCAGTTACGGCGGAAGCTGCACGGTGTGCGGCTATGGGACTTCCTTCGAGGAACGGCACCCCATCGAGGCCCGCGAGCTGCACTCCTTGAAAGAGAACGGCCATGGGTGACAAGACCGGCATCGAATGGACCGACGCCACATGGAATCCCGTAACCGGCTGCGACAAGGTGTCTCCCGGTTGCGATCACTGCTACGCCGAGACTTTGGCCGAGCGGTTCCGGCGGACTCCGGGGCACTACTACGAGCGCGGCTTTGATGTTCAGTTGCGCCGCAACATGCTTGACGTACCGCTGTCCAAGAAGTGGGCAGAGCCACGCCGGATTTTTGTGAACTCCATGTCTGACTTGTTCCACGACGGGGTGCCTGTCCCGTATCTCGCTGAGGTGTACGCGGTCATGGCCCTGGCTCCACAGCACACCTTTCAGGTGCTCACGAAGCGGCATGGCCGGATGCATTCAGTCCTTACATCGCGTGATCTGAGCCGTACCGGTTCCGGACTAAGCCTGGAAGCGATGGTGCGCAACGTCGTACACAATCGGAGGGGCACTGATGGGCGGCTCGATTGGCCCAAGGCCGATGAACTGGAGTGGCCCCTGCCGAACGTCCATCAGATTGTGAGTGTCGAGGACCAGAAGCGCGCCGAACTGCGCATCCCGGTTCTGCTCCAGACTCCGGCAGCCGTCCGTGGGATCAGCGCGGAACCGCTACTCGGCCCAATCAACCTGGAGTTCAGACAGTTCGATAGCGACGGTTTCGAGCCGACCTGGTGGCTTACCGGCCAGCCCCGATGGAACATGGGTAGCGGCCCGCGTATCGATTGGGTGATTGTCGGTGGCGAGTCCGGCCCTGGCGCGAGGCCCATGCACCCTTGGTGGGCGGAAAGCCTTCACCACCAGTGTGAAGCAGCCGGTGTGCCGTTCTTGTTCAAACAGTGGGGCGAGTGGACGCCTATGGCGCCGTTCAAGGACGGGAAGTGGGACCTCTCGAAGGGCATCGTCATGACCGACGACGGGAAGACCTACAACCGGGGGGATCTGGACTGGCCCAACGGTCCGCGCCGTGCCGAGGCGATACGCGCCGACTACCCACACCACCGGCCGACCTCCATGTACCGGCTCGGGAAGCACCGCACAGGACGCGAGCTGTACCACGACGGTAAGACCTTCGACGGACACCCGGTGGTGGCCCAATGACGACCGTCTGGTTTGTTGCGGACCTCCATATCGGGCATGGACTGGTCGCTGTGATCCGGGCAGAGCGGGCCGGTATCGCCCTGCCCGCCAACCCAGTGGATCGGCAGCTCGCGGCTATCGAGTGGCACGACCGAACTTTGGCGGAGAAGTGGGACGCGATCGTTCATCCCGAGGACCAGGTATGGGACCTGGGGGACAACAGCTCTGGCACCAACACCGCGCAGACGAAGGCCCTCGCGTGGTTGTTCCGGAGGCCGGGGGAGAAGCACCTGGTGCCGGGTAACCATGACCGCTGCCACCCTATGTACCGCGACGCCCACAAATGGCAACGCGACTACCTCCAGGTGTTTCAGTCGGTGCAGCCGTTCGCGCGGCGCCGTATCGGCGGCCGAACGGTACTCCTGTCGCACCTGCCCTATCGGGGCGACCACACCACTGCTGAGCGCTACAACCAGTACCGGCTCCGCGATGAGGGCGCTTGGCTTCTCCACGGGCATACCCACAGCACCGCAAGCTATCTGCCGTTCGTGCACCAGAGGCAACTCCACGTCGGCGTGGACGCCTGGAACATGGCGCCGGTCGGTATCGACACCCTCGCCGAAGGCATCGAGTTCCTGAATAGAGCGGAGAGCGCATCGTGACTGATACCCCTACAACTCCAGCACGGCTCGATGGACGCCTCACCGTGTCTGAGGAAGAGCTTGCCAACGTGGTTCGTCTGCTGCGTGAGACGGTGGATGAGTCATGGCTGGCGGTCAACCTCAAGCCGGATTACGGCGCTAGCCAGATGAAGCAGATTGACCCGAAGGCGGCGAAAGCTCTTTTCCTGTCGCTGATTCAGAAGGTCAACTTCACTCGCCTGGGGTTCGCGGAGGGCACGGTCGCTACCCATCGGGATGGGCGCCTCGCCCGCCGCTACTACTCCGACGCTGAGCAACGGTTGACGTGGCTTGTCGTTCAGCCGCCGAGCGACAAGAAGGTGGAAGTCGAGAGCGGCCCCGAGTTGCCTGGTCTCGGGTGGAGCGTCCGTGACGACAAGCCGTGGCAGGTGATCCAGTGACCGTCTACATCGATGACATGCGTAGACCCGCCAGGGTTGGCCGTATCCAAGCCAAGTGGTCGCACCTGATGGCAGACACCGACAAGGAATTGCATGCGTTCGCGGCACGGCTTGGGTTGCGGCGCTCGTGGTTTCAGCACGAGGGCAAGGTGACTGCGCATTACGACGTGACCGACACGAAGCGCCAGGAGGCAATCAAGCTGGGCGCCAGTCAAATCGGCTACATGAGTCGGGAATCCATGGATCTCCTGCGGCGTAGGCGGCAGCGTCGAGACGCGGGAGGTGAACTGTGACCGCTTACACGTTCAACGTCGAGCCGCCGAAACTAGGGCAGCGTGTCGAGTTCGACTCGGAGGCACGGGGGTGCCTGCCGGCCACGCCGAACCTGGAGCGTGCGAGCCTCCAGAACGCTGTGCTGTTCGGCGGCCCTGCGGTGCGGCGGTGCTTGGAGCAAGCCCCGATTGTCGGTGACCACAAGCACGTGTTTGTGGACACGAAGGTAGCCCTGCTGTTGCCGGGTTTCATACCGGCGATACCCGGCTGGCACACCGATGGCGTCCCACGTCTCCACGCCGCGACGGAGACGGTTGGTTCACCGTTCAACGCTGGTCCCCCATCCATGGATGCTCAGTGCGCTCAAGAGGTCCAGGGGTACCGGCCCCGGTTCCACACCGTCCATGTCGGAAATCACTGCCCTACAAGGTTCATGCGGAAGCCATGGGTCGTTGACCTGGAACATGGCGAGGACTCCGGCCTGTATCGCGAGCTGTCACACAGGGTTGAGAGCGCTCCCTATTCCGAGAGGGGCGCGTATCTGGATTCTCCTCTGGAGCAGTGGCTTTCGTGGAATTGGTGGAACCTCCACACCGCGACGCCAGCGGATTGGCGTGGGTGGCGGCTGCTTATCCGTGTGACGGAATCGGATCAAGCTCCGCTGGATTCGGGGTTCATTCGGTCCCAGACACAGGTGTACGTCCCCACGGAGTTCGGCTGGTGAACAACAACAAGATGGAAGGGGAGCAGTAGTGCCTCGCGAGTACGGGCGTATGTGGTTCTCGATGTGGACCGATGAGGACTTCTGCGCGCAGGAGGTATTCGACAAGCTCCTGTTCTGTGTGCTGATCGCGCAACCGGCAATGAACTACGCCGGGGTGCAGCCGATCAACATGCGGCGCTGGCGGAAAGCCCTCCGGCACGGCGGGCGCATCCCCCAGGAGTCCGCCGTGGAGGAGGCTCTGGTCCGGCTGGAACGCAGCCGGTACGTGTTCACCGATGAGGACACCGGGGAGACCTTGGTGCGGTCGTTCATGCGACGCGACGAGGTCGGCAAGCAGCCCAACGTGATGCTGTCCGCGCTCCGCTCGGCGGCTCACGTTGAGTCGCCGAAACTTGCGTACGTCCTCACCGGGGAGCTGGAGCGGGTACCGCTGCCGTCGATCACGGGCGACAGCCCGAAAGCGGCGAAACTGCGGGACAACCTGAAGCGTGCTCACGCGGAAGCGTTGGCGCACTTGGGAACCCTTACCCACGGGTTATCGAAACCCTTTCCAGAACCCTTTACCGAAGGCTTTGATGAAGGGTTACCGGAAGGGTTCACGCCACCTGGGGAAATAGAACCCTTCCCGAAACCCTTTGGAGAAGGGTTCGCCTCAGGGTCGGGTCAGGGTGAGGGTCAGGGTGTTATCTCACCCTCCGTAACTACTTGGGTTGGGGAGCGCTCCGCGCCTCCCCCCGAATTCTGCTCAAAGCACCCCGGCGGCACCGATGAGGCGTGCCGCGCATGCCAGCGATACCGCGAACGCCGCGAAGCCTGGGACGCCGAACGCCCCGCCCGCGAGAAAGCCGAACGCCGCGCCCGCATCGATGCCTGCACCGAATGCGGGGGACGCGGCTGGCGCGACACCGACAACGACAGCCTCCGCCGCTGCCAATGCAACCCCGAAGCACCCAAGGAGTCAGCATGACGAGCTACCCCACGAACATGACCCTGCGCCCGATTGCTGCGTGGCCGCACCAGCTCACCCAGGAACGCCGCCGCTCGAACTTCTCCGCGCAGTGGAGCGAAACCCTCAACCTGCTCGACCGCGAGCTGTGGTACCTCGGGAGCGGCAAGCAGAACGCGCCCGCCGTCCTCCAGATCGCGATGCGCGAGCAAGACTTCCGCAACGACGGCATGCCCCGCGCCACCGCGAAACCCGAACACCCCGGCGTCATCCTCAACGTCGAATCCCGAACAGGCCCCCTGTCGTTCCCCTGCGACACGTTCACCAACTGGCAGGACAACCTCCGCGCCATCGCCCTCGCGCTCGAAGCGCTCCGCAAGGTGGACCGATACGGCGTCACCCAGACCGGGCAGCAATACCGCGGATGGCAAGCCATCGAAACCAAGGCCCAGGTGACGCCCGAGGGGGCAGCGGTACTGCTCGTAGGTGCCGCTTGGCCGGGCTGCGATATCGAAGAACGGGCCAAGGCGATCATCCTCGGCGAAGACCGGGATATGGCTCGCAACGCCTACCGCGCTGCACGCCGGAACACGCACCCCGACCGCAACGACGGCGCCCGCGCGATGTGGAACCGCGTAGAGGAAGCCGCCGACGTGCTCCGCGACCACCGCTACCTCCAGGACCAGCGATGAAGACCCGCGACAGCGTGTGTGCCGGCAGCGGCAAGATCCCGCTCACCCGACCGCGTAAGGGCCGCGCCTACTGCCCAACCTGCCAGCGCCCCTACCGCATCCGCCGCGACGGCGTGATGCCACTCCACCAGAAGCAACGACACAACCAACCAGCAGCCGAGGAGGCCTGATGAACACCAGCACCGAACCCAACAACCACCGATGGCTCCGGAAGTGGCTCCGGCTGGAACCTCACCAGCCCATCGGCGCCGAGGGCGAACCGCCGTACCTGCTGCGCTGGTACGTCATCCCGAGGAACCGGTGGCTCAACGTGTATCTCCACAAGTTCCTACGCGACGACGAAGACCGCGCCCTACACGACCACCCGTGGTGGTTCGTCTCCCTGATGCTGTGGGGGCAGTACGTCGAGTTCACTGACGAAGGTCGAGCGGTCCGCTCGGCCCCAGAGCCGTGGCGCTGGTTCTGGGGAGACCAGCCGCTGGCTTTCCGGCCCGGCACGTGGCGGCACCGCGTCGAGCTGATCAAGGTCCCGCCACGCAATCCGATCCCCTGCTGGACGCTGATCATTACGGGGCGCCGGAGGCGTCTGTGGGGCTTCTGGTGCCGCCGACTGGTTGACACCTGGTCGGCGGATACCTACGACGACCTGGACAGGATCGTCGCGTCCACTGACGGCCAGGTCGAAGTCGAGCGGTTCATCCCGTGGGACGAGTTCGGTGCCGCCGGATGCGGTGAACCGGTCAGGAGCGACCGATGACCCAGCCAGCCCCCGAGGGCGCCAGCGCAGCGCCGGAGGCGATACAAACCGCCTTCCAGGAAGGAGTTGACCTCGGCCTGCAACTGGCACGTGTGTGCCTCTCCGATGCAGCCGACTACGAGGAGACCGCCAAGGATGGCGGCCCGGTCATCGCCGACCGGATGCGCAAGTACGTGACCGTCCTGTGCATGATGCCCACGACATACCCGCCGTACGCCGGGGCACAGTGATGATGGCGGAACGGTTGTCAGAAGCCCAGATTCAGGCGCTCATAGCCTCGGAGCTGCCCGATCTGAATGAGCAGTTCCAAGGCCATCGAACCGGATGCCAGTGCGCCGCCCACGATGACGAGCCATGCCCGAACGCCGCCGTGTACGTGATCGAGGCCCACGCGACCGATGAATGCAAGGGCGACGGCGTCAACGAGTTCGGCAACTGGGTGACCTTCCTGTGCCACGAATGCGCTACCCAGCTGGTCATCAAAATCTGCATGGACGTAGCCACACGTGGCCTCCAAGCGATTCTCTCGGGCAGAGACGAATCCCTGCGCTGCGAAACATGCGAAGCGCCGATCAGGAATCACCGGGACATCTTGCGTTCTGTACGCCCTTACCAGGCGGTGTTCCCCGATGGCACGTGAATGGACCGAGGAACAACTGGAGCATTGGCGGATACGGAAATCCCTGCCGGGCGAGCGACCCCCGTGGCCTGAGCTGCCGCCACTGGCCGGTGTCTTCTCAACCCCACGTTGGTGGATATGGCGGCCCGGACAACGTAAAGCCATGGCCGCGTTCGATTCCCAGCCCGCCGCACTCGGCTGTGTCTACGACATCCTGGCTATGGAGAGCAGGCGAAAGGCATGACGGCAGTGGTAATCGTCGCGCTAATTGCCTTGGCACTAGTGGTGGTGTGCAACGTTGCATGGCTCCTCGTATGGAGCCGGAGACGTGACCATTCCGGCCCGAGCCGGGTTCAGGTGGCTGGCGATAATTCCACACAGATATCCGGCACCAACATCACCATCACCGCCGTGAACGGCTCCGTAGCAGCCCACACCATCGACGGCGCAGTCACCATTGACCATGGGAAGGTTTCTGTTTCGCCTCGTCGGGCTGGCATCACGCGGGATGGCCGGGTCTGGGAGGAGGTGCCGCCGGTATCTACATCAACGGTTCAAGCTGCCCCCGCCGCCAATTGGCACAGTAGAGCTATCCAGGAAGCTCTTGCCCAAAAGCGGAAGCAGCTTAGGGGAGACCCGTACCGGCTCGCCAAGTTCGACCGCTTCGTAGCCGACAAGGAACTCAACGAAGCGCAACGACAGTACGAGTACGCAGCGGAAAGGGCACGCGAGCAGCTACTGGCGTCGGCTCGACTACCTGGACCCGATGTAGGTAGTAGCGACACGATTCGCCCACAAACACCGTGGGAACGGCAGCTCGCGGCACAGCAGGAAGGCGCCCCAGATGACCGCCCCGGCTTGGCGGCCATTCTCGCTGGCTTGTACAGGATCCAAAGCATCGCAGCCACTTTGAAGATGGGACCAGCCGTCCAGCACGTCGGCGAGCTACCGGCTGGGCTGACCTTGGCAGACAAGAACACTCTGTTCTACGACGAGAACGAGCGCTGCGGATACCTCTGGACCGGTACACGGTTCCTGATCGAAGGTGCCGATACCAGCCCGGAGCAACCAGTACCCCCCGAGTTCCTGCTCAACTACGCCAGCCCAATCCCCGTGCGCGAGTTTAAAGCCACGAACAGCTGCCCACGCTGCGGCTGGATAGATGCGCACTACCTCTTCACCACAGACCTGCCCGAAGGCGCCACCATCGGCCGCGAATGCACCAACTGCCAAAAGCAATGGGGAGAGAAATGACATACCCGAAGCCAGGGTCAATCTGGCTGGAACGCAACGGGAAACGCTGGCCGCTACCGTTCAGCGCCACCTATCACGAAGGTGAACTACCGACCCTAGCCCTGCTCGACATCCTCCACCCCGGAGACCGGGTAGAACTACCGAGCATCGCCACGAATAGGCCCGCCCGCCTGGACGTGGCCGTATGGCCCCCGAATGCCCGCGAGGGCGGGAGCGGATGGTTCAGGCGGAAGACGTATCCGTATCGAATCCCGATGGTGTTCAACTCGTTTGACACATGCCCGGCCTGCTCGACGGAGACCGTGCATCACATCGAGGTGCCCGAGCTCGAAAAGTTCTGTGACACAGACTGGGGCTGGGAGGGGTATCCGGTACGCCGGTATGTCCTCCGCACGTGCATCACCTGTGCAAATTCCTGGGAGCAGGAGGCCGCGTGAGTCTTTCAGTCGCCCTGACGGTGAACGGTCAACCGATCGGCCGAGTGGAGATCAACTGCGTTGAGTGGAGCCAATACACAGACAGCCGCCGGTACGAGTACTCGATCACCAGCAGCGACCGCGCCGAACCGGAATCAGGACATATCGATCACTACCACCGCGATGGTGCTCTCACGCTCCTTCATAAGGTGCTCGCCGACTACCTCGGGGTGGCTAGGTGAGCCCACAACGTATCCAGCGGAAACGCGTGAAGGGCTGGCGCAAACCGGAAGGCGCAATCTGCGTTACCCGGCCCTCGCGGTGGGGAAACCCGTTCGTGGTCGTACCCGCCGGAACGGAGCCCGGCCTATTCAGCCGCCGCCGCGAACGCGTCTGGACCGTGAACGGTCCGGGCACGTTCTTCCAAGGCACTGGCACACGCGAGTGGGCGGCTGACTACGCGGTGCGCCTGTACCGCCGCTGGATCCTCGGCTCCATGAAGCGCGTCGAGGACCTGGTCCCGCTGCTACGCGGGCACGGCCTGTGCTGCTACTGCCCGCTCGACCAACCCTGCCATGCCGATGTCCTCCTTGAACTTGCGAACGGAGACCCCGAGTGACACAACGCGACCCACACCGCTGCGCTTTCGAGGCCCGCTGCACCCGCCGCGAACTACATGGTGAGGAACATATCGGGGCGCAAATCGTAGACGGTGTGGTCTGCGACGGGTGCCTCACGAAACTCCGGTACGCGGTGAAAGGCATGCCCGCCGACTGGGAACGGCTCCACCACGGCATGGGGGAGCGGTTCATAGCAGGGGGCGCCAAGGTATCCGGCACCCACGAACACGCCCTCGTCATCAACGAGCACCGCGAAGCCCTCCAAGCTCACATCGTTGACCTCGCAGACAGGGCCACCGAGATGGTGGAAACCGCCCGGAACGTCACTGGCCGGCAGCGGCACGGACGGATGGGATTCCCCGCCCACGACAAGGCGACCCTGATGCACGCGGTGAACATCCTGGAGCCCAATCTTCCTGTGCTGCTGGCTCAACCGAAACTGGACATGCTCGTGTGGGGTCGGGTCCCTGACGGCGATGAAGGCTGGCATCCCCGCAACGGGCAGCCGAGAGAACTCCAAGCGTTCGACGGCGTGGATATCGCGGTCCAGATCGTCCACGTATCCCGGCTCGTCTATCAGGAACTCGGCCGTGCCGCGCTCCGGCACTCAGACTCCATGCCGTGCCCGGCGGTCAACCACAAGGGCGAGCAGTGCGGCGCCTACACCGTGGGCCGCTGGGATGGCACCACCGAATACGACTGCACCACATGCGGCGCCCGCTGGCCTGAACGTGAATACCAGTGGCTCCAAGGGCTAGTAATCGACCTGATCAAGGAACAAGAGGAGACCGACTTGCTGAAATTCCTCCTAGCCGAGGCATATTCACGACTCGATGAAATCTCGACGCTACTCAAGAAGGCAGAAGGCGACCCGGCTATCGATCTACCCGGCGCGGGACGCATTGTCGCGGAAAGCATCCAGGGCGCCCTCGACAGTGGCCTCGTACCGCACCAAACCGCTCAAGAACGCCAAACAGTGAAAGGCCCCAAGAAGTGAGCATCGAAAGCCTCAGTTTCCACGACCCGGGCACGGGGCGGTTCATGAAGGCAAAACTCAAGAGCGCCAGACTGATCGAAGGCGTAGTGGAACTCACGTTCGGCGTTCCCTACGACATCGACGGCGAAGTACTCCAAACACCAGCGGCACTCGAATCTGGAAGAGTCGCAACAGCGTGAGTGACGAGGACCCCGTTGAGGCGATGGAGATTGATCTAGAGATCGCGGAGGTCGGTGAGATCTTGCAGCGCCACGGAACACAGCCAAAGCCTGCGCTAGTCACCGAGATATGGGATTGGGCCGAGGCGCTGCGAAATCAGAAGGAAGGCTGAGCCGGTTGTCATCCAACCCGAACGTCCACCGGTACCGGGGCGACTCCCCGGTGGAGCTGACGCGCCGCGTAGCACTGTCGTACCGGCGCCTCGCTGAACAGCTCACCGAACTACTCGCCGAGCACCTACCGGCCGACCACCGCGCACTGGAGGCGGTAGCCGACCTGGACCGCTACTGGCAGAACGACAAACAGGGCAACCAGCTCTGGGTGGTACCACAGCTCGCCCCGCCCGGCGAGGATGACCTACTCACCACATCCGAAGTCGCCGCCCAGGCCTACGTATCACCAGCCGCCGTACGCATGTGGAATAGCCGCGCGAAGCAAGGGCTGGACGGTGTGCGGGCCATCGACACCCCAGACGGACCTCGTTTCCGTTGGGGCGACGTGCTCGAATACAAGAAGCGCCGCCGCGCCAGGAGAGCCCAATGAACGCCCGCAACCCCGAGCAAAACGTCATCGATGCAATCGGCGAGCTGGTTGATGAGCAACTGTCCGGCTACAGCCAGCGAAGCGGATACGACCACAACGTCAACCAGGACAAGTGCGCGGTGTGTGGCCGCGAATGGCATGGCCTCGCACTCGGCGGCTGCCCCGGCCCGTACGGAACGGCAGAGCAGAAGGGGCCGTATCGGAGCACGGCAAACCCGTCCTACGGCCAGCGTCGAAACCACCAGCCACCGGGGATATTTCAGACATCATCGCCCACAATGTTCCAAGTTGACGTGGTCCCGGAAGTCGATGTGGTCCCCCCGGACCCCACTCAAGAGGAGATCGCAGCTCTGATCGAGCGCCCGGTAGATCGTCTGGCGCTGTTGGCGGGATTGCCGACATTCCGCTGGAGCGTGGCGGAAGGAATGCCCGAACCTGAGCCGGTAGTTCTTCCCATCATCGAGGTGGAGACATCCAGCATGTACGACCAGCGGAGAGACCTCGTTATCGTCCGAATCACCGAGCAGAGAGCTGGTTTGACCCACCAACGATTGATCCCCGTTCCCGCAGAGACGCTGTGTATGCACCGCTTTTGCGCTCAGCGCATACCCATGGAATTTGTACCGGCGAACGGCTGGCTCCAGATGGCCAGGTGGGACGAGTGGCAGATGCTTACGCTCGCGCTCAACGGATTTGAAGGGCGGCCGGACAGGCTCATCCGCATGGCGATCCCCGGTATGCGGCCCGTGAGGAGGGGGCGATGGTGATCGACGGCAGCCTGGAATGGCAACGCGGCCAATATGACCGCTGGGACCAGGGAGTCAGCTGGTTCGCGCCCCACCGCGATGCCAGCGAGGGGAGGTACCGCCTCCGGCTGCAAGTCAGGGAGTACACACTTCATATGATGAGCAACCTGATTGACGGCAGGTACGAGCCTCGGAATGTTGTTGAGCGACACTGGATCGCAGAATACGACCACCCACCCGAGCCCGGCGCCATCACCCTGCCCTCTGGGTTGTACCAGGGGAAAGATTTACGCGCCGCCCGCCGCGCCGCCGAAAAGCACCACCTGGAGTCCCGGCGGCACTTGGCCTGGGCCCGATACCACCGCGAGAACGACCCGCCATGCTGACAGAGGATGAGCGCTGGCTCCTGTTCACGATGGGCGGCTGGATGATCCTCGACGCACTTCTCAGCAAGCAAGGCGCCGACTACCTAGCCCAGAGCCACTGGGGCGGCACACTGCGCCACGTTGAAGGCGGCCCCGACTGGCTTACGGGCGGGTTCAGCACCAACGGCGGCAAGATCCATTGCCCAGCGTTCGGGACGCCCGTCCTGACGATCAAGGTCAGCCGGATCACCGCGTACGGCCTCACCCTGCCGGCGGACCTTCGCGCCGAGATGGAGAAATGCCGGAAAGACAGCCGCACCCTCAACCTCAAGCAGTACGGCTGGTGCCACTGCCCGTGGCAGCACGAGGCACGCCACGAGCACTCGGAGCCCTGCAAGCGCTACCACCCCACCGACGCCGAGGACGACGCCGCCCGCGCCGAGCACTGGCGAATATTCGACCTGGAGAAGGTACTCGTTCGTCGGGCGTTCCAGTTCGATGAGCAACCCCTCGGTCAGCTGGCCTTGTTCGACTAACGGATACCCACCCCCGGCAACTCCCCCTGCGGAACCCGCTACTGCTCCTGTAGTGTGCTGGCAATCACACGGTTGGTTGCCGAAGGGGGTGTCATGTCGGGCGATGAGAACGTTCTCAAGTTTGATCTTGCGGCGTTGGGGAAGCTCGGTCCGCATCTGCGCACGCTTGCCGATCAACTCACAGGCAGCACCAGTGCCTCGGCACCGGCTGGTGCTGATCCGGGGTTGGCGGCGCTGTATGGGGTGTCGAAGGCTATTGCGGATGTGAAGCGGGTCGGGGCCGCGCGGTTGAATACGATCGCTGATTTCGCTGATGAGGCCCAGCAGGCTTTCGCGATTACGGAGAGTTCACTGGCGTCCGGGTACGGCAATCTGCCCAGCATCTATCAGCCCCCGAAGCGCGTATAGGGGGCACTCGTGGTGACGCCACTTGATGAGTTCATGGCCAAGAAGGCCAATGACTATATGGCGGTGGTGGATACCTGGTGTCCACAGACCCGGCAGTTCAAGTACGTCTACGACGAGTACAAACGGTGGGTCGGGTCCCCTGCTGGCACGGAATGGACCGGGCGCACCTCGAATGCAGCCTATGACACGGCATCCACCGATTGCCACGGCTCGGATAACACCCACGACGCCGCCGAAGACGGCGCGAAACTCGTGGCCGCCACCATCCAATACGAGGTCGTCGAGCCCCTGGTCAACGGCCAACGCCTCATCGAGAGCGTGCTGGAACACAAAGACCAGGGCGTCTCGATCGACCAGGGCTACAACATGGCCTACCACCCCGCCGAGGGTGAAAGCGAGCAGTCGATCACCCGAAACCGCGAACATGTCGCCGACATTGAGCGCCAAGTCAAAGGGTATGTCGCCCAGTGGGATAAGGGCTGTCAAACCCTCAAAGCCCAGGCAGATGCCATAGCCCAAAAGATCACCGGCTGCATCAACCCCAAGACGGCCCTGGTGGATGGACGCAAGGTCCTGCGCGACGCCGCCACACCCACCGACCCGAACGCCACCACCGTCAACTACAAGGAGATGTACCCCAAGGCCACCGACCCGGCCAGCACACAGGCCGCCGCCGCTACCGCTGTCGATCCGCATGCGCCCGTGCTGGGCCCGCCCTCACCCGGCGACAAGCCGCCCGTCGATCCGAGCAAGCTGGGTGGCCTCACCGGCAATCTGGGCGTGATGGGTATTACCGAGCCCAAGAGCCCGGTGGACAAACCTGCGCCTGCGCCGGATGCGCGCACCGTGGCCGCGCCCAAGCTGGACCCCAACACCCCGCAGGGCAAGGCGGCCATCGATCAGTTCCGCAGCATGCTCGCCACGCGTTACCCGCCCGATCAGGTGGAGGCCAAGCTGGCCGACGCCATCAAGGGCGCCCAGCAGGACCGCCCTATGGTCTCAACACCTGAACCCGGCGCTCCGCCAGAGCGTCACCGGGAGTCATTCAGCGAGGCGTTCCACGACTCGTGGGATAAGGGCATCAAAGGTGTTCAGGACTTGGTGGGCGCCAACGGTCTTGAGAGCGCCAAGGATGCCTGGAAAGACATGGGCACGGGCATCAAGGACAGCTTTGGCGAGCTAGCCCACCCCACGGAAGTCACCCCCGAGCGCATCGACAACGCCCACCGAATGCTCGACAACCCCAAGGCATTCCTGGGTGATCAAGCGGCCATCGCCGCCCAAGCCGTTGCCACCGCACCGTTGGGCGGGGAAGCCGCACTCGCCCGCGCGGGCCTGGAAGACGCCGCAGTGTCCGGCGTGCGCGGTGAACTTACTCACGGCCTACCCGATCCCCACACGCCAGTCGCAGGACACGCACTCACCGAATCCCCAAGCGGCACAACCCATCCCGCGCCCACGGTCGATCATCCAGCACCTACGGTGGACCACCCCGGCGGTGCAGATCACGGCATCCCCTCCAACATCGAACACGCCGCCGGACTCCCGCGTTCGGCCGACGACGTCCTCAACGACTCCCGCGCCGCACATCGCCTCGAACGCGACCAACTCGATTGGGACAGAGGCGAACAGAACCTCCACGACATCGCCACTCACCGGGGTGTGCATGTTGACGATCTACCGCGCACCCCGGTGTACGACGTTGACCACCCGACCTACACCGACAAACACGCCGCCGATCACAGCGCTGAAATCGACCGGCAAACCCAACTATGGGAACACGGGCTCAACACCCAAAGTGTCGAACAAGTCCTCGACAACATGGAAGCCACGCGGCCACCAGCTACAGATCTTCGGGATGAACTGCGTACGGATTTGCGAGACATGGGTATTAAGGACCTACTGAAAGCGGGATACGAGCCCGCGGATGCTCAGCGCCTCGCACGCGACTACGCCGATGCCCAGTTCCCCACGAGCCCCGGCCTCATCCCGCAACCAGTGATCCATAACCCGGACATCAAGTTCGGCGGGTACCGTGATGGTCTGACTTACGGCGACTGGCAAGTGAACAACGCGCTTGGTAACTTAACCAAGCAGGAGCGGGAGGCCTTCCAAGCATGGCTGGAAACCCAAGATCCCAAGGCGATAGTGAGCGTCAGAATCGCTGGGGGGTAAACCATGACTGACAAGTATTTCGAGTACTTCCTCACCAAGTTGCCCCTCTCCATTCCCGGTCCCGCATGCACCGAGGAGCATGTCCGCGCGTATCGCGGACTAGTACCTGACTGCCTGATCTCGTACTGGCAGGAGTTCGGATTCTCCGGGTTCGGCAACGGGACCGCTTGGCTGGTCGATCCCATCGAGTGGAAGGTCACTACGGACGAGGTCCTACTCGATACAATTCGACACCCTCGCCTTAGTGAGGACGCGCGCTACATTCCTTTCATCCGTAGCGCTTTCGGGAAGACGTTCTTCTGGACGCCGGGCTATGGAGTTTCTCTCGTCGTTGAACCTGTCCGAGGTTCAGTGTTCTACCGATCGGTTACAGCCTCGTCGCCAGAAGACCTCGACTGGTCGATGAAGGCGTTCTTAACGGGGGCGGACGCGGAACAGTTCGATTTCCGTGACCGTGAGGAGGTGCCGATGTTTGATCGGGTGTACGAGTATCTCGGGCCGTTGCAGTTCGATGAGGTGTATGGGTTCGCGCCGGGCTTGCGGATCGGTGGTGCGGCGGTTGTCGAGAGCACGCACCTGTTCCAGATCCATGTGCACATGGCGCTGCTGCGCACGGCAATCGGGGACAACTGGTACGTGGCGGGATAGCGATATTCGGTAGCCAGGTCGAGGGCCGTGACGGCATACTTTCCCTAGTACGAAGACCGCCCTCCAGCGAACCAATATTTCCTCAACAAATATGCCCTGAACAGGCATTACTGAGGTATAGTTCTTGGTGTAGTCAACAAAATATGGATGGCGTGAGCAGGACGCGAGTCGGTTATCTGAAAATCATCAGATCGCGGGTTCGAATCCCGCCGGTCCGCCTGAAAGAGCTTTCGCTGGGCGGAACGTGGCAGAGCGGCCGAATGCATTGATCAAAAGGTCAACGCCGGTAAGCACCTCACACGCCCACGACATCCCTAGATAACAACTTCATATTGATGATGCGAGCAGGACGCAGGTCGGTTACCACTTGCTAATGGAGAGGTCGCGGGTTCGAGTCCCGTCAGCCGTTTCGGCGGCTGTAGCTCAGTCGGTAGAGCGCTTAACCCCGGTCGGCACACACACGCCCGCATCATCTTTCAAGGCTTCGTAGTAGTTGGTGTGAGCAGGACGCAGATTGGTTATCGCATCTGGAGCGGGTGGTCGCTGGTTCAAATCCGGCTGCGGGCGTGTAGTGCGTCCGTATAGCTCAGCTTGGTAGAGCACCTAAACACTGGTCAGCAATCACACGCCCACACCTCCTACGCGAATTATCAACAACTCCATAGCTTTTCGATGTGAGCAGGACGCTCGGTCGGTTATCCCTCAATTGGTAATGCAGGTTCAATCCCTGTCGCCCGTGCCTCGGTGCGGGTGTAAAAGCGAAATCCCGGTCAGTACATACACGCCCACATCACCCGAATCCCCCCTTTGGCGCGAGCAGGACGACGGTCGGTTACCCCACCCCTTTCACGGATGAAAACCCCGGCGGTCAATCACACGTCCGCGCCACCTACCCCCAGCAAGGAGATACCGGTGGACGTTCTATCTACGGTCAGCACGCGGCGCACCCCCCAGTCCCAGAAGGCGGACCCGCGCCAGGTCAAGAACGCCGCCGGGGGCTACGTGTTCCAGGCCGATGATTGGACCCGGCTGCACCGGTTCCTGACGCTCGGTACGACCGGCGGCACCTACTACACGTCCGCCGAGGACCTGACCCGTGACGCCGCCGAGGTCGTGATCCGGCTCGCCGCAAGCGATCCCGTGACCCTCGTGCAGAAGATCGTTGAGGTCTCCGAGGCCGGGCGGGCCCCCAAGCAGAACCCGGCCCTGTTCGCGCTGGCGATTGCGTCGGCCGCCGAGAACGTTGATGGCCGCCGCGCCGCCGCAGCTGCGCTGCCCCGAGTCGCGCGCACCGCCACGCACGTGTACCTGTTCACCAAGTACATGGAGCAGTTCCGGGGTTGGGGACCGGCGATGAAGCGCGCCGTCTCCAGCTGGTACCTGGACAAGCCGGTGGACCGGCTCGCCTACCAGCTTGTGAAGTACCGGCAGCGCAACGGCTGGACTCATCGCGACATGCTCCGGCTCAGCGGCCCCCGCACCGCCGACCCGGCCCGCCGCATGGCGTTCAACTGGGCTGTCGGCAAGGGCCTCAACGACTACAACTGGAAGCAGCCGCTCCTCACCCCTGAGCAGCTCAAGGCCGGTGAGCGGAACCCGGCTCTGCCCAAGCTGCCCGACGTGGAACTGGCTGACGGGCACCCGCTTGCCATCATCGCGGACTACGAGGCCGCACAGCGTGCTACTACCACGAAGGAGTGGCTGGCGATCATCCGCCGGGGCAACGGCCTGCCGTGGGAGGCGTTCCCCGACAAGGCCCTTACGGAGCCCGTGATCTGGGAGGCGCTGATCGAGCACGGCCTCCCGCAGACCGCCCTCATGCGGCAGTTGCCCCGCCTGACCCGCCTCGGCGTGCTGAACGGTCAGCTCGCTAGCCGGGTCGCCGCGCAGCTCCAGGACACCGACCGGCTACGGAAGGGCCGCGTCCACCCGATCAACGTCCTTGTCGCACAGCGCACCTATGCCTCCGGGCGTTCGGCGCGCGGTGAGTCCGCCTGGACACCGAACCGGCACATCGTTGACGCGCTCGACGCCGCGTTCTACAGCGCCTACGGCGCCGTCGAGCCCTCGGGTAAGCGGACCCTGCTGGCGCTGGACATCTCCGGCTCCATGGGCGCGGCCATCTCGGGGATGCCCCTGACGTGCCGTGAGGCCGCCGCCGCGCTCGCACTGGTGATCGCCAACGTGGAGTCCAGCCACGACATCATCGGATTCACCGCAGGCTCTCGTGGCAGCTTCAACGCACCCGGTATTACAGAGCTGGACATCTCGCCGCGTCGCCGCCTTGATGACGTGTGCCGGTACACCCGCGACCTGCCCATGGGCGCCACGGACTGCGCGCTACCGATGGTGTGGGCCAAGGCGCAGAAGCGTTCCTACGACGCCATCGTGATCCTCACGGACAACGAGACCTGGTACGGCGGTATCCACCCGCACCAGGCGCTCACCGAGTACCGGAACAAGCTCGGTCTGGATACCAGCCTGATGGTTGTCGCGATGACCGGCGGTCGGCAGACTATCGCTGACCCTACGGACCGGCGCCAGCTGGACGTGTCAGGGTTCGATAGCGCTGTACCGCAGCTGATCTCGGACTTCGCCCGAGGTGACCTGTAACGATGGGCAGGGTGGGCGGCCCCGCGCCGCGCCCCTGCGCGTCGTGCCCTTATCGGGAGGACGTACCCAGCGGCGTGTGGCATGCCACCGAGTATCAGAAGCTCATCGCTTACGACAGCCCCACCTCGGAGCAGCCGACTGGCCTGTTCCTGTGTCACCAGACTGACGCCGCCGACCAGGCGGCGCGGCTATGCGCGGGCTGGGTCGGCTGCCACGGAGGCGAGGAACTGCTCGCGATACGTATGGGCGCTGTCACGGGCTCGCTGTCTCCCGAGGACGTACAGGCGGCCTACGAGTACGTGAGCCCGGTGTCGCTGTTCGAGTCCGGGCGGGAAGCGGCGGAGCACGGCATCTTCGAGATCGAAGACCCTGGAGAGGGAGCCATCGAAGCGATCGAGAAGATATCCCGCCGCCGCGTGGACATCGGGGGGCGTTGATGGACCCGAGGGCACAGCAGGCCCGCGAGCATCACCGACTTGCCGGGGAAGACCGCGACTCCGCCAGTCAGCACCGGAGCCAGCGTGACCGGCTGGTACGGGAACTTTGGGCGAACGAGCGCGAGAGGTGGACCCACGCCACCCTCGCCACCGCCGTGAAGTGCAGCCCCCAACTCATACAGAAAATTCTCGACAAACGAACCGGAGGAATGCAGCCATGACCACGTTCAGTACCGAGATCGAACTCGGGCAGAAATATCGAGACATCGCAACGGGTTTCGAGGGAACGGCCAGCGCCGTGTACTTCTTCCAGCATGGCTGCGAGCGGGTAAACCTGAAGGGCCTCAACGGGCAAGGCGAATTGGTCGAGTACGTGTTCGACGCGCCGGAACTCGAACACCAAGCGAGCGGACTGAAAGTCGAACTGCTGGAAAAGAAGACTGGCGGCCCGCACGACCGAACCCCCGTCGCGCGGCATTGAGCTAGAAGATCATCGACGGACGGAGAGGAGGAAGCTATGGACATTCCCCGGGGCGAGACCCCAACGCGCACAGTGCGGAAGCGTGGTCGTGACATACAGGTAGGCGACGACTTGGTGTTCGAGGGCAAGGTACACAGAATTACCCGTATCACCCCGTACGACCAGACTCGGGCGGGTCTACCTGCTGGCCCAGGTTGGCGTACCGCAGACGCGGAGTTTGGGTGGGGAATCACTTTGAACCCCGACGCTGACTACTACGAAGTCCTGGAGCGCCCGCGATGAGCGGGGGGCCGTTCCACATCGTGAACCGGCTCACCGGTAAACATGTCGGCCCCTTCACGACTGAAACGGATTGTGCGCTCGCGAAAACCATTGCCACACCAGACTGGACCACGGGAATGGTCATGGACAAGAAGCAATTCAAGAAGCACTTGGAGCATGGACTGTGAGTACCGAAGCGCGCCACGGGACGGAGCGGCACAGCACCATCGCGGACGAGAACACTATCCTGCGCGGACAGGTCGGCTCCGGCCTACACGGCGTCACGACCGGCGACGACGACCGCGACGAAATGGGCATCTGCATCGAACCGCCCGAAGCCGTAATCGGTTTGGAGAAGTTCGAGCAGTACATCTACCGCACCCAGCCGGACGGCGCCCGCTCCGGCCCCGGCGACCTAGACCTGTGCGTCTACAGCCTGCGGAAGTGGATGAAACTCGCCGCCGAAGGCAACCCCACCGTGCTCATGATGCTGTGGATACCTGACAGCGAACTAACCGTGAAAACCGAACTCGGGGTCGAACTCCAGGCCGCTTCAGAACTGTTCATCACAAAGCAGGCGGGACGAAAGTTCCTCGGCTACCTGAACTCCCAGCGCGAGGGACTGGAGGGCACCCACCACCGGCACACCAACCGGCCCGAACTCATCGAGCAGTATGGGTTCGACACCAAGTACGCGTATCACGCTCTGCGCCTAGGCATTCAAGGGATCGAATTCCTCACCGAGCGCCGCATCCACCTCCCGATGAAACCCTCGAACATCGACGCCCTCCTGTGCGTCCGTCGCGGCCAGACCACCCTGGCCGAAGTGCTGAACTGGTTGGAGTCCCTAACGCGAGGTTTAGAGCACCTGATTGAGAAGGCGCCCTCCCGAGACGTACCGGACGCCCCCGACTGGGATCGGATCAACGCGTGGCTGGTCAATATGTACCAGAGGCACTGGCGTACAAGCGAAGCCCATCCTGACCACCAAATCTCGAACGTCGCGCGAGACGCCCACAACATCGCCGTCAGCCAACAGCGATGGCGATGACGGAATCGAGTGCAGACCGGAACAAGCTCGTAGCTCGGGCTCGTGAACTTGAATGCTTCCCGGACCCCGAGCGGCACACCGATGCTGAGCTGGCCGACGCCATCGGGGCGGAGGAAGCTGCCATCAAATGGCTGAACCGGTACGACTCGCTACCGACCGAAGCCGCGAAAACCGCTGCTGTGCACCAGCTCAATCAAGCCCTGGCGACGTACCGCGAGGTGTCCGTGAACGACGGGGCAGAACCCAATGGCGAGTAGCGTGTTCACCCACATCGAATGTGTGAACAAGCGCCAAGGTGCGAAGGCATGGCGAGTTGTTACAGGCGCGGGTATCTATGATGTGGCCCCCGGAAGCGTCATTGCTAAGAACATAGAGCGTCCCGAGTATTCCGGATCTGTAGTGCTGTCTGTGTCGAGTGGAGGGTCTTCCTCTCGGATTGTCGGAATGGCAACGCCGGACGGTGCCCACAGATGCGGCCACACGGATGAGCAGTGAACCCCTGGAAGATGCTTGCGAATGGGTCAACAGTGCCGAGGCGGCCGTGAACGCTGGGGACCTGAAACTTGCACTGGCGCAGATCGTCGCGGCGATGAGGTTGATGTCCACTGCGATTGCCGCCGCCGCGAAGACTGAGGTCGTTGAGCCCAGCGTAGTTGAGCCCCGGCACTCCGCGACTTGGCAGATGGGCTATCGCATACTAGATACGTTGAGGGACATACGAACTGCTACGAACCATGCGGTGTACGGCTTCATCTACATAAGCCCAGATGATGCGAAAGCATTTCATGCCCTGACGAATCCAGGTGATCTTGCCCCGGCCTACGACCCCAAGCCCGGTGACACGGCGTCCCTGTTTGGCGAACTAGCAATGGTGGACGGCGACCTCATGCCGGGAGTCATCTATATCGGGGTGAAGGTTCCCGGTGTCTGACCGCCTGCCGGCGCGGGTGGAGGCTGCCCCGCGTGAGGCGTCGGCGCGCCGGGTTCCTGGCCCGTTGGATTGCTGGTGGCGGCTGGGCCCGAACATCCGGGACCAGCGGAGCGCGCGGGCGCGTGGGGTGCTCGCCGTCGATGAACACGGCACGTACCTGACGGTGGTGCTTGCTTCATGCCGCGTGGACGTGTGGCCCTCGGAATACATGCTGGCCTGGGATGAGCACCGGTCGGGTACCGAGTCGGAGCCGGTGTTCGAGCAGGTACCGCGCTACCTGGACCTCCTGATCGACCGCCCACCGCTCATGCCCGTACCGATGGAGTGGCAACAGATCACCCGCCGAGGGTTCCGAGGGCACCCCGGCGACATCATGGGCAACTGGAGGTACGACAACCCATGGGACTAGCGAGTACGTAGGGTCAGCCCTTATGGATGAGCCGGTGGAGGTGTTCGTACTACAGATCGAGCACCCAACGATGAAGGGCGTCTCGTGGACTTCCGTGCACCGCACCGAGAAGGGCGCACGGAGCCGCCTCGTTGACAAGGTCAGTGAGTGGAACATGGTCGAGGCCTACCAGCGCGACGAACTGGTCTATGGCATCGGATTCTTGGCCCTGGAGGACTAGCGGTTTCTGCGGCTCTCCCTCGCGATTTCCCTCCAAAAGTGCACTGCCGCTGACGGATCGGGCACATTCAGCGGGTAGAGCTTGGATTCGGATGACTGTAGGGATGATTGGCTGGGTAGGTGCTGGTGCGGCAGGATGGGGCTCCACCGGTAGCCGATTCGGTAGTGCCACTTCCACAGGGCTGGACGGTGGGCGACCTGCTCTTCTATGTCGGCAGCGTTCGGTAATCCGAGGCCACCTAGGACCGTTTCCGCGCCGGGCATCCACGCAAGCTGAAGTGCTTTCTTGTATTTCTCGGCGGCGGCCTTCACAGCCGCGTGCGCTTCACTCTGGCGGTCGCGGGTCACCTCGATATACCAAGTGTTCTCGTACGACAGGTAATACTCGGAGAGGGCGTAGATAGGGCTGTACTGCGCGCGCCGCTTCCGCGCCCAGAACAACATGTCGTCAATCTTGGTCCGCACGTCCTTGACTATGAGAAATTCCTCGTAGGCATCCAGGGCGGCCACTACACCCTCAGAGAGTTTCATGCCGCCCACGATAGGTGGGCGCTGTCGGTGGTGGCGGGTAGAACGTCGTCTATGACCGCCCGCACGGTGTTGACGCGGGTCATCGCCGGTATCCCGAACCTGCTGAGCCGCACCCACGACCCGAACTTCATCCGAGACCCCGACGCTTTCGTTGAAGTACGCACGCCAGAGGAGGTCGCTGACCGGATAGCGTCTGTGCTCCCGGCGCTACTCGCGGCCGAGGGAATCCTGCTGGTGGAGTTGCCTGACATCAGGCCGGACGGGTACGGCGGTTGGTCGGTACGGGTCCCATTGAGCGAGCAGCCCTGGGCTGATGGCGAAGTCTTCCTCGATCGGACCGGCCGCATCGCGTTGGCCGGCATCCCGCGACCGCTCCCTGTCGCGGACAGCCCAGCGGTCGCGGCAGCGTTGCTGGCCGTATATAAGGCGATCGATACTCTGCGCGCTGCGCCTCCCCCGTAGTACCTTTGCCCGCATGGGTGATAGCTCGAACGCGATGTCGGTTCAATTCGATGACGGCGCCATGGTGATGCCGTACAAGGTATTCAGCGCGATCGAAAACCAGGTAGAGAAGCTGGCGACCGATCCCGAAGCGCTGGACTTCATTTCACTCTCAAATATCGCAGACGGGCCGACCCTCGCCCACTACTACCAGACTGACGGCATTGGGAACCTGAGTGTCTTTGCCTCGGAAACCGCTGCTAGTTCGTTCAAGAAGCACTTCCCCGATACCACCTTGCCGGGCAACTTCTTCCCCGAAGTGAAGGACTTCCTGGACAGGATGAAGGAAGAGACCGCGGACGCTGGTCTCGCGATGGGGCCAATTGAGATCGGCGTCGGAGTCGCTGAGCGCGTGTACACAGGCGACATCACGCCGCCGGAAATCACGGCGCTTTCATCGGGGGACCAGTGCGGGGTGCTGCTCCAGCAGTTCATGGTGTTGGCGCTGGCAGTCCAGTACGCCCGAGGCGATTTCACCCTGTAGCGCTTATGGACGACAAGGCGACCGTGGTGACGGCGGTCGTGTTACCGATCCTCACCCTGATATCGGCGTGGGCGCTGGCGGCCTGGAGGGGTGCGCGGCACCGTACCTGGGAGGCGCTATCCAAAGACCTTGAGCTGGCGGACAAATTGTCCGCTGTCGGGCTCGCCGCGCATGCCTTATGGCTGCGCCAGTCGGTGGCGATCCGGCTCAAAGGGCGGGCGATAGCCGATAGCCGTCCACGCTCAGACCTGCTTACCGGGTTTATCGGCGGCATCCTCACTGCTTTTGGGGTAGGCGCTGTCTGGTTTGTCCGCATCGCGGCTCACCAAGACGACGCGGTCGGAGTCGTTATTGGGCTGGTCATGGTGGCAATCAATGTGGCCAGCGGGGTGTATCTCGCCTACCAGTCATTCAAGAAGGCGTTTCGAGTACCTGGGTTGTCTGATTTCTTCCTACAGGGCAATACGGAAGCGGTCCTGGGGCTGCGCGGCCAGCTGAAACGCCTTCACTCGGCTTCCACTGAGTTGCCGGACGCTATACCCGAGCGCGAGGTGACGCCCAAACCCGAGGCTGAGCCGGGACCGGCTCCCGCTTCGCCGGACAATAGCAGGGCGTGAAACTCTTCGGGATTTCCGAAAAGTTGCTCTCCGCCTCCGTGGGTTGTCGGACGTAACGTGTTATACAGGTGTGGTGGGCAGAGCTATGCCCGGAGTTCAGGCCCCCGAGAGTCTTCCGGGGGCCTTTTCTCGTTCCTGACCCTTTCCGCCCCGCGCGCCTCGTTAAGCCGGTATGTGCTTGCCCGAGTAAGCGCGCGGCCCGTAGCCGAGACCGCCTCAGGCGGTTGCGCCGGGCCATAGCAGGCCGACCCATCAATACCGTCTTGCTGGGGCGGAGGATCGGCCGGACACCCAGGAAGCCTCGTCATGGGGGTGGAGGGCGCGCTGCGCGCCGCGCGGGGCGGGAAGTCATTGAGCTGGTGCGCCGGGCCGGGCTATCCGCCCTCGCGTGGAACACGTCATGGCAGCTACGCGTCACGACGACGGGCGACAAGCAACCACCCGGCGCACCTTAAATCTATTGCAACACAAAAGGATTCAGTAAATGCCTAACCCGGCCAGCCCACCGTGGCTGCGCGGCGTGGTCGAGCTACCAGGCGAGCACCACACCTGGATACCGAAGGAGCACAACATGCCAGGACGTTTGGAGATCCGTTTCAACGATCGGATCGAGTACTCGCAGGACGTGGAGAACTTCAGCCTCGTGGAGGGGCCGGACGGTTCGCTGTCAATCGCGGCCACCCGAGAGGCCGCCAGCGGAGAGCTGACCGTCCTCACCACCGAAACGAACCCGCTGCTCCCTACCGGTACAGCGGTTGACGGCGCACCCCACGTCGAGGGCGACGAACCCGGCGAAAACGACGGCGCCCCCGGCGTACTGGAGACCGTCCATGACGGCTCCGCCTACGAGATCACCGCCGACAACGGCAAGGGCAGCAAGACCAAGTGACCGGCCCGGGTCTCGCTGTTCCGCAGTCGTTCACGGCCATGTACGACACGTGGGCGGGCGTCGCGGACCGCAACACCGACCTGGACAACGAGCCCGACATCCGCCCCATCACGGCAACAGTCCTGTTCCGGTACCGGCTCCCGCAAGGCTGGGCGTTCCGGGCCGCGAACTACGACCCCCGCCCAACGGACTTCGCGCTCGACACGTTCGAGGGCCGCCTCGATGAAGGTCGCCTCCGCCACCCCAACGGCACCCTCGGCTTGAAGCTGTTCGCCAACACGGCGTTGCTCTCGTGGCCGGCAGACCTCTACATCGACATCAGCTTCTCGAATGTGGTGTTCAACCGGGGCGACCGCACCTGGCGGAACTTCGCGATCATCGCGCCCGTGACCGCCGGTACCGAGGTGAATCTGACCACGGTGCAGCGCTACCCGTTCCTCACCCCGACCCAGTACGAGCAGTGGTTCCAGAACAACCCAGCGCCGAACCCGGCCTGACACCCCAGCACCCAGCAGCACAGGAGAAGCCAGCATGACGCACAACCCAGACGTGTACGTGTGCACCGGTATCCAGTGCGAATGCGGCGGAGCCACCACCGCTAGCACCTACGAGAACAAGACCGTCCACACGTGCCTCGGGTGCGGGAAGTGGGTTGCCACCACAACGTTGGTACTCGCTGACGGCGCGATGATCACCGACTCAAGCCTGCCGGTGGATCCAGCGTGACCGCCCCCACCCGCACCGCGACCGGCGTCGTCATAACCATCGACGCACTCGATCCCAAGGCCGCGCGCTACGCCGTACTCGAGTTGGTCGCGGCAGAGCTCCGCCGCGAGCACCGGGTGATCTACCTCGCCCAGCGCCGCGAGGAGGCGCTATCCGCGATGCGGTCCCTCATCGATGACGGACACCTCACCCAGCCTGAAATCGAGTCCACCCGTATCGGCGCTGGGGATCTGCGCGTGAACCACATGTGGGGCGGCACCGCCCACTTCATGTCGATGCGTACCGGCGGCTACTACCGGGGCAACGCGGACGCGTTCGTGGTGGCCGGCAGCGAGCACATCCCCAACGAGGTGTGGCTCCGTGTGCCTTCCGGCCGCGTGTACGTGGCGGCGTCAGCGTGAGCGCCGCTCGGCAGTTGCGAACCCTGTTCCCTCAGCCGCCGGACACGGACGTGGATGTGTTGCGTTGGCTGGCGCGGGAATCGTTCGAGCTGACCGCCGCCAGTGAAGGCCTCCACATAGTCGAGTACCGGGCGAGCACCGTTCCGCCGGAGTCGATTCCCCGGGCAGCGCAGAACCATTTGGACCTGCCGATCGAGGCGTACACGTGGCATGAGTTCGTCGCGTTCGCGGAACGCCCCGAGGCCGCGGACACGGATCCAGTGTGCGGGTACTGCCCGCACCCGCCGCACAAGGCGAAGGAGTGCGGGGGAGAGGCCACACCGTGGCTCGCTCCACCGGTGGATGGGGAACCAGCGCCGCAGTGCCCGTGCGCCGTGGACAGCGACCCTGCACCCGTCGAGCAGCCAACAGTGAACGCATGACCATGATCCCGGCGACCGAACACGTGGGTGTCGTGATCGACGGCGTCGTTCATATCGAGAAATGTTCAGGGGTCAACGTGCTCAGCGGACTTACACCTGGGTTAGAACCACTCGACCGCCCGGACCCACTCCACCGCGCTGTCGCGCTCGTCTCCGAGCTCCACCGGACGATGCGGTATCTCACCGCGCCACGGTGGAAGCGAGTACTACTCCGTCTGTTCCGGCGGTACTAGGTGCTGTACGTGGTGGTTGGTCCGCCGGCAGCAGGCAAGTCCACATGGGTGCGGGATAACTCGCGGCCCGGTGACATCACCATCGACTACGACGCCATCGCCTGCACCCTCAGCCCGCAGGACGACAGCCCCCATCGCCACGACCACCCCGACCACGTGAAGGCAGTCACCAAGGCCGCCCGTCAGGCAGCCATCGACACCGCCCTGACCCTCGTCGGCGAGCACGACGTGTTCCTCATCCACTCCACCCCGAGTACCGCGATGCTCACGAAGTACCGCTCGTACGGCGCCGAGGTCATCACGATCGACCCCGGCCAAGACACCGTGATGGAACGCGCACGCGCCGAACGCCCATGGCAGCTACAGGGCGCCATCAAACGCTGGTACGAGGAACACCCCACCACCGGTAGCACCCCGGCTGAACACGTCCCCGGCCTCGACGCGCAAGGACGGCCACGCGGACGCCACTACCAGGAGCTCAAGGCCACCTTCCGTAAGGAGTGCGAGGAACGCGGCGAGGTGTGCTGGCTGGACCAGCGCCCCATCGACTACAGCCTCAAGGCACCCCACCCGGACAGCTTCTCCGTGGACCATGCCGTCCCCGTGTCCGAGGCACCCGAGCTCGCGCTGGACCCACGGAACTTCCGACCCAGCCACCTGAACTGCAACATCCGCCGAGGCGACTCCGAACCCAACATCGCCATCGGCCAACCCTCCGAAACCTGGTAACCCACCAGCTAACAACGCCCCAAACCCAGCTAACAACCGGTCACCACTGGCTAACACACGCCCCAACCTCGGGGAACGAGCCGAGTTAGCCAACTGCGCCAACCCCGCTGCGGACCCAGCCCACCACCATCGCTGTACGAGCACACAACCGATCCACCCCCATTCACGGACGAACCCCTCATCACCAGGCCCCAAGAGACCACACGGCCAGGGCAGATACCGGGGGCGGGGTGAAAAGTTGCCCGCCGAGCCCAAGGTCCCTTCGCCCGGCACGGGTTCCGCCCCCCCTCGAAAAATGTTGCCAAAGAAGTTAGCCAGCAGCTACCAGCTAGGAGCCTCCGCGCATGACCGAGCCCACAGTTAACACCGCAGGTACCGCAGTTAATTCGGCGGCGCGGGTACCCGTTTCCCAGCTAAAGACTTTCAAGGGCAACCCGAGGCGCGGTCGCGTGGAGGACATCGTGGCCTCGCTAACTGCCAACGGGCAGTACCGGCCCATCGTGGTGAACCGTGGGACGCACACCGGGCGCCCCAACGAGGTGTTGGCCGGTAACCACACTCTGCTCGCGGCGCGGGAACTCGGCTGGGCGGATATCGACTGCTGGCTGATTGACGTAGATGAGCAGCAGGCCAAGGCGATTGTCGTTGCTGACAACCGGATACCTGAGCTGGGTGGGTACGACAACAAGGCGCTGCTGGAGATCCTGGAATCCCTGGACACCCTGGATGGCACCGGTTACGCGCAGGATGACCTCGATGACCTGGCGGCGGCCCTGGAGGAGTTGGAACCGGCGTCAGAGGACGAGTTGGCCGGTAACCAGGGCACCGCAACGTCCCTGGAGGACTTGAAGACCAACTACGACCAGTCCGACCAGCGGATGGTCGTGATGACGTACGTCGGCGACGAGTACCTGTGGGTGGTCGAGACGTTGCAGCGGGTGGCGGACGCTCACGCGCTGGAGAGCAACGCTGCGGTGTTGGTGCACCTGCTCAAGCAGGAAGAGACCGCACTGGACGCAGCGCCAGCGGTCGCGGAGTGACACCGTTGGAGCGGCTGAGCCTGCGGCGGGTAGTGAGCCCGGAGGAGGCGACAACCCTCGTCGGGACGTGGGTTGGGGAGCAGGAGCCGACCCACAGCGAGCCATTCATCGCCACAGACGCCGATACCGGCGAGACCGTGATGGCGGTACTTCCGGTGGAAGCACCGGACCTGCGACGCGCCTGCCTCTCGCTGAAGTACACGGACCTGCGGCGCGCGTCAGGCGCCAAGAACCTGTCGGCGAACTTCGGATACCAGCCCCGGCGGCCAAGCTACAGCCGCGACGCATGCCGGGCATCCGGTGTGGCCAAAGAGTTCCCGGCGGCCGAGGCAGCGCTGGATGCGTGGGCCGGGGCGCTGGCACGGATGCTCCGCGAAATTGACGCGAAAATCGAGGCCCGAGACCGGGAAACCATGCTCCAGGTCGGATCTACATGGAAGCTCGGCGAATCCGAGCTCTGGACCTCGGGCGTCATCAACCGGAGCTCGACGCTGCCGTACCACCGCGACGGATTCAACTTCCCAACCTGGAGCGCGATGCCAGTGTTCCGGCGCGGCATGACCGGTGGGCACCTGCACATCCCGGAGTACGGGGTGGTGCTGCCGTGCCGCGACAGCACCGCGGTCTTCTTCCCGGGACATCAGCTGGTGCATGGGGTTACCCCGATGCAGCTCCGCAGACCGGACGGATACCGGCTGAGCGTCGTCTACTACGCCCTCAAGGGCATGAAATCGTGCTTGGAGGGCGCCTTGGAGACGGAATACGCCCAAAAGGTCCGCACCGCTCGGGAACAGAACCAGGCCCGGCTCATCGCTGAGCGGAGACAGCCCAAGTGAGGCGCGCCCCGGCCCGCGAGTACCAGATCGTGATCCCCTCCTACCAGCGTGCCGAAGGGCTGCAACAGAAGACGCTCACTTGGCTGGGTGCGGCTGGAGTGGACCCGACCCGTATCACGGTATTCCTCCATGACAACGACCCCCAGCTAGAGGCGTACCAGGCGTTGGCCGGCAGGACCGGTATCCGCCTGAACGCCACCCCGATGCGCGGTATCACGGCGCAGCGGACTTACATCCCCACTCAGTTCGCGCCTGGTACCCCGATTGTGTGCCTGGATGACGATGTGACGGGCCTGGTGGAGGCTGTGGACTCGAAAACCCTTCGCCCCGTGAGTGATGTGGATGCGCTGTTCCGGCGGATGTTCACCGAGACCGCCGGGCGCGACCTGTATGTGTGGGGGTTGTCGCCCGTAGTCAACGCCTTCTACATGTCGCCGGGCCGCATCAGTGAAGGTCTCCGGTTCCTGATCTTCACGGTCATCGGGTTCTTCAACAGGCCCGGTCACCCCGTTCACGAGTTCACCGTCCCGTACAAGGACGAGCACGAAACCAGCCTCCGCGCATGGTGGTACGACGGCGGCACCGTCCGGCATGACGGAATCGCCGCCCAAGCGAACTACTACACCGATCCTGGCGGCTGCCAGGCACCCGGAGAGTTCCAAAGAACCCCCGCCAAGGTCGCTTTCAGCGTCGAGGAGCTGGAGAAGCAGTGGCCGGGCCTGGTGCGCAGGAACACCCGCAAGAAGGACACCGGCTACATCGAGATCACCCTCGCCCCGAAGAAGCGGCACGCCGGGCACCCCTCGACCACGCCGCCGCCCGGCGCCCGCGCCGCGAAAGCCGGGAGTCCGTGACCGACCGGATCACCAGAGCCAAGCGCGACGCGCAAGTGCTGCAACTGTTCATCGCTGGTGTCCCGTACCGACAGATCGGTGAGCGGCACAACATCACGCACGCCGCCGTCGAGAAGATCATTCAGCGGGAGATGGCCAAGGCCGCGAAACGGCGCGATTACATGGCAGATCAGGCGTTGGCGATGCATGTGGAGCGCTCAGAGGCACTATTCCGGGCGCACTTCGGCAACGCGCTGAACGGCGACGTGAAAGCCGCCGAGTTCTGCCGAAGGCTCCTCGCACAGCAGACCCGCCTATACGGTCTCGACGCCGCGACGCCAGGGATGAACGAGCCGCCGAACCTGCCCGACCCGGACGACGAGGGCGACGACGGCGACGAGACCCCGGTGAGCGACATTGACGACTGGCGTCGTAAGCGCTCCAACGCTTAAGGGGTACACCAAACCCCGGCTGTTCACGCCACCCCTCGCCGCGCACTGCGATACCAGCCGCCCGGACGCATGCGGGTGTGGCTGTGGCCTGAACCCAGACACCTCATGGGGCTTCGAATGCATCGGGTTCCTCGAGAATTTCCTCGGCTGGACGCTCCTCCCGTACCAAAAGTGGCTGTATATCCACGCTTTGGAGAAGGGTGCGGACGGTACGGGGTTCCGGCTCCGCACTGTCGTCATTCTGATTGCGCGGCAGAACGGAAAGACGCAGTGGCTTAAGGGCCTTGGGCTGTGGCGGCTGTACCTCGACAGCAAGGGAATATCGAGCGCCGGGTGCCCGGCCGCCAAGACTGTCGTCATCGCGGCGCAGGGCTTGGAGTACGCGGAGGGCACACTCGCCGCCGTCGTTGATGACGTGAAGGAATCCGCGAAGCTCCGGCTGGAGTTCGTCCGGCACCGCACCGCCAACGGCAAGCACGCCATGTTCCTGACAGGGAAACGGTCATGGAGGGCCGTCGCCCAGAACCGAAAAGCAGGCCGCTCCTTCTCAATTGACCTCGCAATGCTCGATGAGCTCCGCGAGCACACCAACTGGGAGACATGGGACGCGGTTGTCCCCACCACCACCGCCCGCAAGTACAGCCAAGCAATCTCCGCGAGTAACGCCGGAGACAAGAAATCCATTGTGCTGCGCTCGGTTCGGGACGGCAGCTTGCAGGCGATCATTGCCGGTAAGACCGAGGAGACCCAGCTCGGGTTGTTCGAGTGGTCCGCCCCGGACGATTCCGACCCGTACGACCGGTCCGTCTGGCCGATGGCTAACCCGGCGATGGGCTGGCTCGACGGGCATGACGAGGCGTCCCTCGCGGCAAAGCTTGAAGCGAAACGCGCTGACATCGCCGGATTTAAGACCGAACACCTATGCCAGTGGGTTGACTCGCTTGCCCCCGGCATCATCCCCGCTGAGGACTGGCAAGCCACCTTGGATGAGCTGTCTCGGCGAGCTGAGGGGGCGCCTGTGTGGGCTGCCGTTGATGTGAACTGGCAACGATCACGCGGCTACGTCGCAATCGCCGCCCGGCGACCTGACGGCCTACTCCACGTAGAAGTTGTTGCGGCGGAACGCGGTACCGAATGGATCATTCCGTGGTTCAAGGCACGGCCGGGGAAATTCCAGACAGTCGCCGTGCAGGCGCGCGGAGCCCCGGCGTCCGGGTTCATCGAGGACATGATCGACGCCGGTATCCCGGTCCTTGAATGGGGCGGCGGCGACCTCACCAAGGGCTGCGGCGACTTCTACGACCAAGTGGTGCAGAGGATAGTCCGGCACCGCTCCCAACCTGCTCTCGACACCGCTGCCGTCGCCACAGTCGCCAAGAAACTTGGCGACGCATGGGTTTTCGACCGACAAGGCAGCCCCATCGACGCAAGCCCCCTCGTCGCCTGCGCGGCGGCGGCGTGGGCTGAATCCGTCCGGCTCGCCGGACCCGACAAGGTGCCCGACGTACACGAATGGCCTTCCGAGGAGGAAATCATGGAGTGGCAGAAAGAAGAACTCTACTGATGCGCCCCCTCATCTCTGCCGGGTTCGAGCTGGCCGGAGTCGCCGCGCTGGTAGCCGGGTTCTGGGTGCTGGCACCGTGGCTTGGTCTGGTAATCGGCGGCCTCGCTCTGGTTCTCATCGGCCTCGCGATCGACCCGCCCAGCCGCAACCCGAAGGCAGCTGACCAGTGAGCTTCCTGTCTCGCGCATTCGGTACCCCGGAGGAGCGGGTCCTGACCGGCTCATCGTTCGTGCCGACCCCCGCCGAAGACGACGCGATGTACCCATGGGGCAGTAACAGCTACAGCGTCACCCCTCGCGGCGCCCGCGAAACACAGGTCGCGGCGTTCACCGCCTGCGTGACGCTGCTCGCCGACACCATCGCCTCGCTCGGGCTCACCGCCTACCAGCTCGAAGGCGGCATCCCGGTACCTGTCGATCCTCAGCCGAAACTCGTTATGAACCCATACCCGGAAACCACTCTTTTCGAGTGGATCTGGATGACGATGGAAGCACTTACCGTCACCGGCAACGGATTTGGGTACATCACCGCCCGAAACCCGGACGACACCCCCAGAGCAATCATGCCGGTCCACCCCGACTTTATGACCGTGAACGTGGCCGCGAAGAACGGGTGGATGGAGCCCACGTACTTGGTGGACGGGACGAAGGTCCCGTCCGCTGATGTCGTCCATATCAAGCGATACCCGGTAGCGGGTGCCGCGCTCGGGTTGTCCCCAGTGCAACGGGCAGCCGCCGCAGTCGGAATCGCCTTGGCCGCTGAGCGTTACGGCTTGAACTACTTCAAGGACTCCGCCAACCCATCATCCGTTCTGGAAACCGACCAGACGTTGGATACGGACCAGACCAAGGGTGTGATGCAGCGGTGGATAGCGTCGCACTCCGGTCGCCGCCGCCCCGCCATCCTTACCGGCGGTCTGAAATGGAAGCCCATCGCGATCAGCCCCGAGGAATCCCAGTTCCTTGAGACCCGCCGCTACCAACGCGGCGAGATCGCGATGCTGTTCCGCATCCCGCCCCACATGATCGGTGACACGGAAAAGTCCACCAGCTGGGGAACCGGTATCGAGCAGCAGACCCTCGGCTTCGTGAAGTTCACGCTCCGCGCATGGCTGACCTGCATCGAGCAAGCCCTCTCACTGCTTCTGCCGAAGGGGCAGTACGTCAAGTTCACCCTGGATGACCTGCTACGCGGCGACATGAAGTCCCGGTTCGAGGCGTACAAGATCGGCCGCGAAATGGGCCTCTACGACGTGAACGAGATCCGGGCCAAGGAAGACCTTGGCCCGGTGGAGAACGGCGATGTCCGGCTACAGCCCATGAACTACGCACCCCTCGGATCTGTGCCGACAACGAACAGTGCCCCTGCCGGCCAACCCGAAGCAGAAGAGACCCCCGAAGAAGAACCTGCCGCCGAACCCGACGAGGACGAAGGCGACCCAGGACAGGAGGACCAATGAACCCCAAGGTAATTCGCGCTGACCGGGAGAACCGGAAGGACGTATGGGAGCACCGCTCTATCCCGATGTTTGATCTGCGCTCCGAATCGAGCGGCGGCAGCCTGAGGCTTACCGGGTATGCCTCCACGTTCGAGCCGTACGAGATGTACGGCGGCCCCGCCAACGGCGGCTGGATCGAGCAGCTCGACCGGGGTGCTTTCAACGCCACCCTCCGCGAGGACCCCGACGTGCACCTGCTCATCAACCATGAGGGGATGCCGTTGGCGCGCACGAAGTCAGGCACCCTCCAGCTGAGCGTGGACCGCACTGGCCTGCTCACGGACTCGCTCCTCGACCCGCTCGACCCCGACGTGCAGCGGCTCGCCCCCAAGATGCGGCGCAAGGACATGGATGAGATGTCGTTCGCGTTCCGAGTCAAGGACCAGGAGTGGAAGTCCACTCCCGAGTTCCCCGATGACGAGTACGCCTACCGCTGCATCACCGAGGTATCCCTCCACAAGGGAGACGTTTCGGTGGTGAATTTCGGCGCGAACCCGACCACCTCGGCGGAGCTCAAGTCTGTGGACGAGGCGCTGGCGATGCTCGCGGAATGCGATCCGCGCCAACTCGCGGAGGCGCGCTCCGGCCAAGAGATCCTGCGCCGCGCCCGCGCCGCGCTCGACAAGGTGGGGGCGGTCAACGAGCGTGTCCGCACGGCTGCTGAAGCCATGCGGCTGGCGCAAAGCGCCGCTGCCGGGGCCGCCGCCGCTGCCGAGATCAATGAGCGGTTCAGAGCGCAGCGTGCCGAGGCAGCCAGTAACGCTCCGAGGGGCATGTCTCTGCGCGAAGCGCTAGCCCGTCAGGGCTACGCCAGCGATGACGGCAAGAGCTTCACGCTCGATGAAGCTCTCGCCCAGATCGGCAAGTAGCACCCCAGTGCAGCGGTAAAACGCTGCACTGCCACAGATTCCACCCCGCACACCACCACATCAAGGCCCCCCAGATCGGGGGGCCTTTTTCGTGCGCGGGTTGAACAGCCGCCACCCGCTCGGAGGCCGCTGGTGCCCAGCTCGGGCCGCCCACCCATATCCGAAACCGCCCCAACAAATTTGGGGACAATCCGAAAGGAGGGACGCTCCCATGGAGGAACGTCTCAAGCGGCTCATCGCGCTGCGTGCAAAGGCAGCCGACGAGCTCGAAAAGCTGATGGCCGAGCGTTCGGCCATCACCGACCTCGTCAAGGAAGAGGCCCGCGAAGACCTCTCCACCGAGGAGGACACCGAGTTCCGCGTCAAGAGCGCGGAAATCGCCAAGAAGCAGACCGAGTGCGAAGGCTTTGACGAGCGAATCAAGGAGCTGTCCGAGGAGATCGAGCGCTCGGGCCGCCTCAACGAGAACGCGACCAAGGTCCGCAAGGCCATCTCCCGCGTGGACTCCATCAAGGAGGCTGCGGCCTACGAAAAGGGCAATGGCCGTTCGTACTTCAAGGATCTGCTCCGCCGGTCCCTGAACATGGATCAGGACGGACAGGCAACCGAGCGGCTGCGGCGCCACGCCGTTGACGTTCAGGGTCAGGAGTACCGCGACCTTGACCGCGTGGACGGCAACGGCGGCTACTTCGTGCCGCCCATCCACCTGGTGAGCCAGTACATCGAACTCGCCCGCTCCGGGCGTGCGTTCGCCAACCTGGTTCAGCAGCAGCCCCTCCCGGCCGGAACCGACAGCATCAACATCCCCAAGGTCACCCGGGGAACGCTCGTCGGGATGCAGACGGCCGACAACGCCGCCGTGGCCGAGCAGGACATCCAGGACAGCTCCATCCGGGCGGACGTGAGGACTGCCGCCGGTTCGCAGGATGTCGCGATCCAGCTGCTTGACCAGTCGCCCATCAACTTTGACGAGGTCGTGTTCCAGGACCTCATCGCCGACTACGGCACCAAGGTTGATCTCCAGGTGTTGGCCGGCAGTAATGCCGCCGGGCAGGTCAAGGGTGTCCACAACACTCCGGGCATCCAGGCCATCGCGATCACCGCCCTGACGCTCCAGTCGTTCTACGCGGCTATCGCGGACGGGATTCAGCGGGTGCATAGCTCCCGGTTCCTGCCCCCGTCGCACATCGTGATGCACCCGCGTCGGTGGGGCTGGCTGACCGGCCAGCTGGACGGTGATCTGCGCCCGCTGGTGTTGCCTGCTGGTCGCAGCCTGAACAACGTCGCCACCCTGGACGCGGTCGCGTCGCAGCAGGTGGTCGGCGAGCTCCAGGGTCTCCCCGTGGTTACCGATCCCAACATCGGTACCGCCTACGGCACCGGTACCAACGAGGACCTGGTGTACGTGGTTCGGGCGAACGACCTGCTGCTGTTCGAGTCGGGTATCCGTACCCGCGTCCTCAACGAGGTCGGCGGCAAGAACCTCACGGTGACCCTCCAGGTTTACGGCTACCTGGCATTCACCGCTGAGCGTTACGCGCAGTCCGTGGTCGAGATCTCGGGTCTGACCGCCCCGACGTTCTGACCGTCTCCTGGCCCCCGCCCTGTCGGGTAACCCCCGGCAGGGCGGGGCCGCCAGGCCAACCGATCTGAGGAGAAACCTGATGGCCAAGAACGAGACACGCGACTTCGCGAAGGACACAATCGCCGCACTGAAGGCACGTCGTGAGCTGCTGGTTTCGGTCGGCGCGGACACCGAAGAGGTGGACGAGAAGCTGGCTGAATGGGCCGACGCCAAGGGCGACAAGGAACCCACGCCCGAGCTCGAAAAGAAGTCTGAGCCGACAGCCCCCGAGAAGACCATTCCCGCCCCGCCTGCCACGGCTACCGCCCCGAAGACGGAGAAGGCTGCCCCCGCCAAGGCAGCGGCCCCGGCCAAGCCCGGCAATCCCGGTGGCAGCACCGGAGACACGGGCGCCTAAATGGCCGGCAATCTTGTCGAACTCGCAGACCTCACAAAGTTCAACGACGGCGATCCGGAGTTCTTCCTTCGCTGCGCTGAGGCCGGGGTTCGCAAGTACTGCGGCTGGCATATCGCGCCATCCGAGCGGGTGGTCGATCTCCGCTGCTCTGTAGGCCAAATGGGCGTGATCATGCTCCCCTCCCTCCACGTCACCGACGTGGAGAAGGTCTTCGTGGAGGATCGGGAGCTCGAAACAACTGAATACGAGTGGGACGCGGCGGGGTTCATCAACCGGAACACGGTGACGTGGCCCCGCCGCCACTACTGGCCGGTGTACGGGTACCCGGCCAACCGGCCCGCGCTGGTCACATTCACCCACGGGTACGAGGAAGTACCCATGGACGTGAAGGCTGTGATCCTGGAGTTGGCTGCCAAAGCAATCGAGTTGCCAGCCTCGGCCGCGAGTGAGGTCAAGGGCGGTCCCTTCCAAATCAAGTTCGGCGCAGGAATCGGACTGGCCCTCACCAGCCATCAAGTTGACCGGCTCACCGGATACCGGATTCAGGTCGTCGGGTGATATTTCCCGAACCCCACGCCATCCCGTACTACGCATTCACCCCGGCGGTACCGGCGGCGGTCGATAGCCACGGCAACGCAGTCGGTGAAGTAACCGATACGCCCGTCACACGGAAAGCAATCGCGTTCTACCGGAAGTACTCCCAGGAGCCGATCTCCGCAGACACGGTGGCGCGCTACGTGTCCGAGGTGACGATGCTCGTTCGGAAGCCGGAGCTGTACTTCAACCAGGACGAGGTGGACATCGCGGGCCGCCGGTTCGCCGTTGTCGGCCCCGGAGTAGACGGCGACTGGCGAAACGGCCCATGGGCCAAGTACAACAAGCTGTTTGGTGGCGAGATCCAACTGAGACGAGTCGGCTGACATGGCGAAGATCATCTACAACATGCCCGCTTACCGGCGAATCAGGCACCTCCACGCCGAATACGTCAAGAAGAAGGCGGACGAGCTCGCCGAGGCGTGCGGCCCAGGCTATAAGGTCACCCTCCAGAATCGGTCAAACACGCAGCGCCCCAGGGCCTTCGTGGAAGCTGAAACACCGGAAGCTCGGGCCGACGATGCCAAGAACTCCACCCTGATGAAGGCCGTCAACCAGATGAGGGGCAAGTAGGTGGGCCTCTACCCGCCGATGCTCCACCCCGACCTCGAAAAGGTCGCCTACATCTACCTCGGCGACCGCGCCGAGATCACCGTCGAAGTGGGCAGCAAGTTGCCGCCCACTCCACCGAACCGCACCAAGCCAGCACCATTCCTGCGCACAGAATTTGGCGGCGGAACACAAATCAACCCGCTGGAGTTCCGTCTCCACACCATCCTGCACAGCTACAACGCTGACGAAGACGCTTCCTCTGAAATATCCATCGTAGCAACAGCATTGATGGGTTCCGCTTCCGGCGAGACCGTGAATGGCTGGTTCATCAGCCGCGCGTTCGCGGACGTACTCACGCATCGAACTCCCGATCCCGACGTACCGAACATGGCGCGTTACCGGTCGCAAGCGACCTGGATCGTCACGGGCAAGCCCTTGGGCTCGCCCATTACCCCATAACTCACCGCCCTCGCGCGGGAGAAAACGAGGCCGTCCCGACCGGGGCGGCCTTTCGCATATCACGAGAGGAAAGCCCGCATGGCTCTCAACAATGTGCTGGAGCTGGCCGCCCCGTCTCCGCGAGTTACCGGCGGCATCCTGCGCGCTGCTGTCGGAACCACCTTGCCTACCACGGCAATCGGTGCCCCCGACGCGGCCTTCAAGAACCTCGGACACGTCGGCGTGGACGGTGTTGAACGCACCGAAGACCGCTCCAACAAGGAAGAGAACAACTGGGGCGGCGACCTGGTCGCGGTGCTCCAGGAGAAGTACGGCCTGGAGCTGAAGTTCAAGCTCCTCCAGGTGATGAACGCCGACGTGCAGAAGGCTGTTCACGGGTCGAGCAATGTCACCGTCACCCCGGCCAGCACCACGAGCGGCGCTGAGATCGCGGCCAAGCTGAACTCCAAGCTCCTGGACACTGGCGCTTGGATAATCGACGGCTTCTACAACCTGATCTCGATGCGGCTGGTCATCCCGATCGGCCGTATCACTGCGGTCGGCCCGCTGAAGTGGGTGCACTCTGAGCTGGCCTCGTACGAGTGCACGCTGAAGCCGTTCCCCGACACTGACGGCAACCACGGCTACCAGTACTGGAACGACGGCGTGGTGACCATTTGAGCACCGCACGCAAGGCGCCCGCCAAGAAGGCTGTGCCACGCAAGGCCGTCGCTCCGGCCGCAGGTGAGGACGCCCCCACTCCGGTGGGGGCGGTCCCGCCCAAGCCGAAGACAGTCTCGCCGTACCCGGATGGGACGCCGCTCTACGAGTTCACCAGCGCAGCAGGCGATGTGATCCTGTTCCCGAAGATCACAGCCGTTGCGCCACCCGACAACCTGTTCTGGTGGGAGCTGTACAACGCCGCGCCACGGTTCCAGCCGTTCGTATGGATGGATCACGCCGACGTGCCAAAGTCGATCCAGCGCATCGTCGTTGAACTCCCACCGGAGGAGTTCCGCACCTTCCTTGACGGTTGGTTCGCCGAGGCGAATCTCTCAGCGGAAAAATAGGTGCGCTGACCCGTGTGTTCGGTGACCACTGGCACGCGGTTCAGCGCGACCTTCTGGCCCTCGGGTTCCGGGCCAAGGACATCGGAACCAACCTCTCGCTGGACGAGTTCGCCTCGATAGTTCTTGCACCCCCGGCCAATAGCTCCGTGTTTCTGGCGGTTGGCGGGTGGACGAAAGAAGCCCACCTTCTCGCTACCCAGATGGAGCAGAGCGAAGGGCTCATTGAAGTCCAGCGTCGGGTGCCCCGCCCCGGCGTCCCCGTAGAACCGCCCGTGCAGAAGCAGAACCCGAGGCGCGTCGATTCATTCGACGCACTTCCCCTGGAGGAGTTCGAGCGGCTACGCGCCGCGAACTACGCCCGCACGCCCCCCACACCAGGCCGCGTGATCGGCCCCGAAAAGAGAGGAGACTCGTGACCGAAACCATCGAACTGGCACGCGTCATCGTCGGCCTTTGGCCGGAGGCCTCTCGCCTGGACGAGGGTGTCGAGAAGATCGCCGACAAGGCTGAGAAGCGTTTCGGCCGTTCGGGCAAGGTCATGGGGCAGCAGCTCGCATCAGGCCTCGATGAGGGAGCCAAGCGGGCCGAATCCGGTCTCAAAAAGGTGGAGGCCGCCTCCAAGAAGGTGCAGGTCGCGCGCAAGACCGAAGCCGACGCGGCGGGGCGAGTTGCGGTCGCCGAGGCACGGCTGGAGGACGTGCGCGGTAAGGCCAACGCCTCTGCCGGCCAACGCAAGGCTGCGGAAGAAGCGCTCTCTCGCGCAAAGCGAGGTCACGAGCTAGCAACAACCAACTTGACCAGGGCGATTCGCGATCACTCCAACTCCGTCAAGGACAGCGAGAGGGGTGCCAAGAATGCCGCGCAGGCGGCGAATGTTCTGGGCTCCGCGCTGGGCAAGGTCGGTACCGCCGCCGATCAACTCGGAACTGGTGGCGGCGTACTCGGGTCGATGCTGGGCAGATTGAGCACGGGTGCAACCGGACTCAGCACGGCACTGGGGACCGCGGAATCGGGGGCAGCTGCGCTTGGCGCCGTCGCGGGCGGCGTTGCGGGCGCAGGGCTGGCGGCGCTCGGCGCCGGGGCAGTTGCGGCGATGAAGCAGCTGTACGACCTCGGCGAGTCCTACGACGAAGTGTTCGACAAGCTGCGCCTCAAGACCGGGGCGACCGGCCCAGAGCTGGAAGGCCTCAAGCAGGCCACCATGGACATCGCGAGCCAAGTTCCCCTTGCTACTGGGGAAATCGGCGCGATGACCGCTCAGGTTAACAAGGCACTCGGACAGACCGGTGACGGGCTCGTTGAGGTCACCACGAATATCGCCAACCTGTCCCGCATCGCTGAGGAGCCCATCGACGTACGTCAGTTGGGCAAGGTGTTCAAGGGATTTGGCGTCAAGGACACGAAAGATCAGGTGGCGGCCCTCAATTCCTTCAAGAACGCCTCCCAAGCCACGCAGATCCCTGTGAATGAGCTTATCGGGCTGGCCGCGAAGGGCGGCCCGACCATGCGGCAACTCGGCATGGACCTCGGCCAGGCCACAGCCATGATGGGTGTGTTCGAGGAAGCCGGGATGGAGCCGGAGAAGATCATCGCTCCGCTCACGAAGGGGCTCGGCACGCTCGCCAAGAAGGGGCAGAGCGGACCCGAGGCACTGCGCGAGATGACCAACGAGATCCAGCGACTCATGGACATCGGCGACAGGGCCGGAGCTATCAATCTGGGTAACAAGCTATTTGGTGGCCGAGGTGGCTTACAGCTCGTAGACGCGATCGAGCGAAAGGTCTTCGACGTCGAGAAGCTGAATGTGGCGTTATCGCGTACTGGCACCACCATCCAAGAGGACGTGGATGCGACCGATGACTTCGCTCAGCAGTGGCAGATCCTCAAGAACAAGGCCGCAGGTGCTTTGCAGCCGCTCTCAAGCGAAGTGTTCGACTTTACGAACGAAGCCCTTGGTGGCCTTGGTGATTGGGTCAGCGAGCACCAATCCGACCTCGTGAAGTTCTTCTCGCTGATGTCCGAGGGCGCTGTAGACGCCGGGCGGCACGTCATCATCTTCGCCGCAGACATGATGACTGCGGTCGGCGACATCATCGCTGCCGCAGGCGACGTGGCCGGTACATGGATGCAACTGCGTGGAGTCTGGGACCAGATCCTCGGCGACGACGACAAAGCGCAGCAGAATTTCAAACGCGCCCAAGACTTCTTCGCGTGGCAGTCGGGTCCAGACAGCCTGTTCGAGAAGGCAAAGCAATGGAAGGACGCCGCCAACAGCGGTGCCGACGAGCTGAACAAGAAGCTCGATGAGGCCGGTAACCAGACTTCGGCGGCCCTCAAGTTTACTGAAAAGCTTGGCAAGGCAAAGGCTTCCCTCGGCGACGACAAGGCGACCGTCTACATCGACTCGAACGCGCCCGAGGTCACCGAGAAGCTGGCGAAGATCGGCCTCCAGGTGAAGGAACTGCCTGACGGCAAGTTCGAGGTGAACGCCAACACCGAGGAGGGGCAGAAGACTCTGGACGCGTGGCGGCAGAAGCAGGGCGGCAAGAAGCTTGAAGTGCCCGTGACTGTGGATACCAAGCAGGCGCAAGAGGATTGGGACAACTTCAAGAAGAACATCACAGCACCCAACCCAGCTTCCTCGCCGCCGCCGGGCGACTGGAGCACCCTCATGCTGCCGCCGCCCGCCGCACCCCGAGCCAGGGGCGGCATTTACGACGTGTGGGATTCGGTGGCGTCATTCGCGGGCGGCAAGCTACCCCGCACTGCGATGTTCCAGCCGCCAGTGGCAGGCGCTGGCCTGGTGCAGTGGGCCGAACCATCCACGGGTGGAGAGGCATTCATCCCCATCAGGGGCGGCCAGCGCTCCATCGACATCTGGGCGAAGACCGGCCACATGCTCGGTGTCTTCGATCAGGGCGGATTCAACAACGTCTCCCAGGACGAAATCAACCGAATGGGCGGCGGCACGATAAACCTGTCCATCCTGCGCGCACTCCGTGAGTCCAACCCCAGCTCGGTGCTCACCAGCGCCAAAACTGACCACGGCGTAGACGGCGGCTACCACCCCAAAGGCATGGCCATCGACGTGGACCCCTCACGCCGAAACCTGGACGCGCTCTGGTCGATGCGCGACCAGCTCACCCAGATCATTTTCGATGACCCGCAGAAGGTTTGGTACAACGTCAACGGCGAGCACGCCGAAGGCCAAGCCGCCCGCCGGATCTACGGCGAGTCCACCATGAAGCAGCACGGCGACCACATCCACGTGGCTGCCGCACACGAAATCGGCAACTACGGCCAGATGCCCGGCGGCGGGCCGCAACAGCAGTCCGCTGGCCTCGGACAGTTGACGCCGAACTCCAGCACGGACGACGTGGCTTCCGCGATTCTGGGCGAGGCCATGCGTCGCGGCTACAGCCAGGACGAAGCAGTCGCGGTCCTTTCCACGGCGATGCAGGAGTCCGGCCTGGACCCCAAGGCCTCCGGCGGCGGAGGCGCCTGGCACGGCGTGTTCCAGCAAGACAACTCATACACAGGTCGCGACGATCCCAACAAGAACATCGGGGAATTCTTCAACCGCCTGGACGAGAAGCGCAGTAGCGGTGGTTCATCCAAGGACATCTGGAAGGACATCTTCTGGCTCCAGCAGGCACCCGGAGCGGCGTCGGCCGATGCCGCGTACTCCGGTGGCCGGCAGGCCTACAAGTCTGAGATCCAGTCCAAAGCTGGTGCGGCATCCGCCGCGTACAGCCGACTCGGCGGTGGTGGCGGCCGGGCCAGCGGATACGGATACCAGCGGATGCCTGCGACGCCCGGTTATGACGATGACGGGAAGGCTGGCTACTACCGGCCGGATGCGAAGCAGGTCAGGGAAGCCCAGGAGCGTGTCTCCGACGCCGATCAGCGGGTGAAGGACGCGGACCTGCGGGTCAAGGAAGCCGAGGCGAAGCAGAGGGAGCTAACGGCTGCTGCAACCGATCTTGAGGTTTTACAAGCCCAGAACGCGGTCGATAAGGCGAAGAACGACGCTGCGAAGTCTCGCCGTGAAGCCGGTGATGCCCGAGATGACCTCGGTGAAGCGCAGCGCGGCAAGTTCACCGCCAGCAAGGACGGCAAGGGCGGTAGTGGGCCCGATGTGCAGAGCTTCGGCAAGGACATGCTGTCGGGCGCAATGGATGCCCTCGGGTTCGACGGCGAGATTTTCAGCAACCCCATGGACTGGGGTATTTGGAAACTGTTCACCGGGGGTGCGAACTACCTGGGCGGCCTGGCGAAGAACGCCTTCGGCGGCCCGCAGCGGGGCAACTTCCCCGGGCTGGCCGGAGGCCCGCTCGGCGGGGGAGACGGCGGACTCGGAGGAATGAACTTCGGTGACGGCGGCGGCGTCTCCTCCGTGGGCGACACCCTCACCTCAGTAATCCCGCAGGTTAGCGACTTCCTACCCAACAGCCAAACCCAGGGAGGGCCGAGTGTCGATCAGTCGATCAACATCACAGGGAACGTCGGAATGGACCCGGCCGCACTGAAATCGGAGATCCACACCGAGCAGAACGCCCGATCCCGCACCTACGCGTCAGGACTGCCGCGACCGTGAGGTTCATCCGGCAGGCGGAGATGGCGGCCTACGACGTATGGGAGAAGCTGCCACCCCGCTTGCAGGGCTTGGAGACCCGCGTCCTCTACATCACGCCGGATGGGTACCGCTACGACTTGCACGGCGGTGTGCTCGCTGGCCGGCAGGGCGTGCACCTCGCTGAGGAAATCGAGGGCGAGCACCACTGGCCGTTCGAGCTGCTACTCAGCGAGGGCGCGTATGAGCTCGGCACCACCGTCGAGCGCGTCAACATCCTTAAGCGCGAGATCAACCTCGGCGTGAAGATCGGCGGGAAGGGTATCCCGTTCAATGAGTACCAGTATCGGATGGCCGAATCCCGCTGGTGGGCTGGGCAAGACGAAGAGCGGGACGGCTGGCTAGGCATCTACACCCGGTTCTCGGGATGGCGATGGATCAGGGTCCGCCCCGCGAAGACTGTCACGGGCTCGGTGAAGCGTGACCCGGTCGCGTTCGGGAACAACTTCGCCACCTGGAACCTGACGTGGCTCGCGCAGAAGCCGTACTACAGCAAGCCCTCGTTGTGGGCGACGTGGCAGAACAACCCGGCCAACGCAGCCCAGTACGACGGCAAAGGCGAGGGCACCGTGGCGCTCGCGAACCGGGGCGAGTTGAAGTCCTTCACGCAGTTCATCGTTCCGCCGGGCAAAGCGTGGGTAGAGGACGGCGACACCGGCCGGATGGTGGAGCTGCCGCTGATCACACCACAAGACGGCTACGTGCTCGTAGACACCGACCCCACGCAGCGGACCCTTACCGCCTCAAATGATCCCGTAGACAACATCTTCTACAAGATTGCCCGCCAATCCAAGATCCTCGACTTCTTCCTACATGACCTCGCAGCCAGCGGCGAGCCCGTGTGGAAGCGGTTCGACAAGCGATTCATGGCAGCCATCGCACCGAAGACGGTGGCGCACATACGAGTCAAGCATTCCGACCCCAACGCCAAGATCACTGTTCTTCTGCCACAACGTTATAAGAGGTCGCGCTAGGTGAGTCATCTCCTCGATGGTGTCGATACCGGGCTGGTGACGGCGCCGCTGGAGTTCACCCGCTGGATGAACGACCAGTTCAAGCGGGTCATTGCGGAGAAGGAAAAGCCGGACCCCAGCGATCCCATGTCTCAGTTCCGGTACGTCAAGGGCCGCCGCGACATTATCGAGGCCTCTGCCCGGCAGCGGCCGATGCTGCGCCTGTTCGACAAGAACATGAAGCCGATCGCCCAGATCGCGGGCGAGCGGACCGCCTCGGTGGAGGAGATGTGGTCAGATTCCGGTCAAGCCAATGTCGTTCTCCGGTATGAGAACTGGCTGACCGACTTCATCCTCCACCAGACAAAGATCCACGAAGACCTTCACCTGGTCGTTGACCCCAACCCGACAGCGCCGACATGGCGAACCCGGTGGGGCGGGAAGATAACCGGGATCAATGCGAAGCGCGACAGCTCCGGCATACACACCCTTGAGCTGGAGGCCATCAGCAACCGGCAGCACGCGAAAAACCTTCTGTTCGCGGCGAATCCGATCTTCCCGCCTGAGGTTCAGCTGCCCAAGATGTGGGTGCTTCCGGGCAACACCCGCACCATTCTGTCCGCCTCGATGTTCATTAACCTGGCGCGGCTGTTCTTCCCGCTGCTTTCGATCCCGACGAACATCTTCAACCCGTTCTCGTGGATCAACGGCGGTATCACCGGCCTGGACCCGCTGTCGTGGCCGCTGCAAGTCGCGTTCGTCAACCCGCTGCTGGACCAGTCCCGGCTCTCCGTCATCGGCTCCGCGTGGACCGACTGGCACTCCGCCATGGACGACATGCTCAAGGACGCGGGCTGCGGATTCCGTGCCTACACATGGCTGGAAGAGGACGAAGACTCCCCGCACACCGAACTCGTGGACATCGCGCGGGGCACCGTGGCCGAGGAGTTCGTAGACCAGGCGACCCGGCCCCACCGTAACTGCATCATCTTTGCTGTCGAGGACAAGTCCGGTGTCACCGGGCCGACAGGAACCGCCGTTGACGGCGTGATCAATCTTATTGGCGCGACGTTGGACGACATGATCACGGAGACGTTGATCAACCTGGATGAGAACCAGGATGGGGAGACCGACCCCCTGTTCCGCAAACTCTTTGGCGTCGCACCGGAGAAGCCAAAGACGGTCTGGTACGACGGTCAATTCAGCGGGATCATCGAGTCCGAGCGAAGACAGCACAAGGGGCCGGTCAAGACGATCATGACGGGCTCGCGTTCGCCCGCGATCGTCAACCAAGCTCAGACGTTTGCCATACGTTACGCACTCTCGCAACTGGCCCAGACGATCGCCTTCTATGGGCAGGGTCAGGGCACAGAAGGGCTCGATAACCTCTACCAAGGCCAGCTGGACAATACGTTGCTGGCTTGGATGCGGTTCACCGATCCAACCCGCGCCCTGTGGGCCGGTGACATGGCCTGGCAGGAGCATTTCGAGAAGGGCGGCGGCACCGCCTACACCCTCTCCGGCGTCGTAACGCTCCGCGTCGGCCACTACAAAACCCGAGCCTGGCAAGGCTTCACCGTCAAGGTGGTCAACGGCAGACCCCATGCCATCGACGTAGACGTAGGACTGGGCGACAGGGCCGGGTTCGAGCAACACGGAATCATCTTCACGGACCAGATCACCGCGATAAAGCGGACGTGGTCCCGACAAGACCCGGTAACTGTGTCACTCGCCATCGGCGACGACAACGACAAGGAAGACCCCGCAGCGCGGGGTCTTCGTGCATTGCAGGCCGTTTGGACAACCCTCTCCCACTTCCTCGGCGAAGGGACCATCTTTTGACCGATCAGCACACCCTCCAAATGTCGGCCCGCGACCAATCCGTTTGCGCGGAAGCCGAAGAGTGCGAGGACTGGGACATCTCCGCCGATATCCGAGTCGGCCTGGACGCCGGGCTCGACATGGAGAAGGCCCGGCACGTCGCCGCGATGCGCGACATCCAGCGCTCATACCTCGAGCTGTTGGAGGTCATGGAATACCCGGTCGATCAGAACGGCCGAACCCACGACCTGAACATCCTCCTGGCCGGCAGCGACGACGAGGTAACCCATTCCACCCCAATGGCTATCGCATGGACCGCAGCCCTGTACGGGTTCCGCCGTTCAGCGGATCCGCTCATCAAGAAGCGCCGCTTCGCGAATTTGGAAGGCGTCTACCCGAACGCCTGTACCTGGGTGGACGTGAAGGCTCCCGATGACGCCGAACGTGATCTTCAACCAGGCGATTACAGCGCCGACCGGCTCCGCCCGCCCGATGTGCGCGGTCTCGCAGCCCGACGCGACGGCGAAGGCCCAATGGTGATGTCCCAATGGCGCACCAAGGCCGAGGTCCGCATCACCGATGAACCCCGACCCGAGGAGAGCTGATGTCAGCACCCGTGATTCAGCCGCTTGGCCTGATGCAGTACCTCAAGTCGCTCACCGCCACGACACACATCTATGCCGTGATCGGGGACGGGGAAACCCCGGACGGGCACGTGGCGACGATGGAAATCGCAGGCGACCAAGCCACCCTCGTCATCCCGGCGCTGGTCGGACCGCAAGGCCCTGCCGGTGAGCACGCTTTCGCGTTGCGGCTCCAGGTCTCCACCATTGACGACCCCGAAGACCTGCCCACCAACCTGACGAACACCGACGACGATATCGGCAAGTACTGGGTGATCAACCAGTACGACGTGGTCAACGAAGTCCAGACCATCGCTGTGACCGGTGGTGCAACGGCTTTCACGCTGACTTACGACGGGCAGCCGACAACCTCGATCACGGGCGGTGCGACCTCCGCTGCCTTACAAGCCGCGTTGGAAGCGCTCGCCAACATTGCACCCGGGGATGTCGCGGTGGCCGGTGTGGCGGGCGGCCCCTACGCGGTCACCTTCACCGGTACGAAGGCTGGCCTCAACCAGCCGCCCATCACCGGGGCCGCGACCGGCGGCACCTCCCCAGCGGTGAACGTGGTCACCAACCAGCAGGGCGGCACCAACCTCATCGGCTCCCGCGCCTACGTCTGGTTCGGCGACCACTACCGCGTCATCATGATGGGCACCGAAGGCCCTCCGGGGCCGGTCCCGCTGATCACCTGGGGTGTCGAGCTTCTGGACCCGGACGGCGGCGTGGAGTCGTATATGTCGCAGTCGGGCAGCCCATACGCGCCATCCGTCATTGCACACCTGGCCGTACCGCGCGGACCGCAAGGCCCCGCCGGGAATCTGTCGCAGTCCCCGGATGTGGATATGTCCAACCCGCCAACGCATCTACAGGTGCTCGCGTTCGACGCGAACATTCTGCCCGGCGGCAAGTGGCGGCCGATGTCCATCGGCGCGATCATCCCCCGGCCCTACACCGTGCCCGAGGCGGCGTTCACCAACTACCAGGGCATCTCCACCCGTGCACCGATCGGCTCCTTCGCGGTACCGGCACAGCCGTTCCCGTGGAAGCCAATCGTCTTCGGGCACATCAAGGCCACCGGCCTGGAGCTGGATTCCGATCCGCTGATCATCGGCTGCGAGATCCGGCTCGGCCACCCCACCTCCGGTCAGCTGATCGCCCGCGGATTCGGAAACACGGCCTCCTGGGCGCACATGATGCCCCACGCCTCCAGCACCGCCGACCCCACAATCGCGATCACCCCGGACAACTCGTACGCGCTGGTCCCCGCGAATCACACTGGGATGCAAGGCACCCTGTACGTGAACCTGTACAACGACGGCTTGGCCGGGGCATATCTGTTCAACAAGGCGAATGCTCAGCTGTACGTCCAGGTGACACCGGTCTAATGCCACGCTCGGTCGATCTAGTCCCACAAGTCTTCAAGACCGACTACGACCCGACCAATCAGCTTGCGCAGGACCCGGCCTCGGTGCTGGGGAAGAACGTCAAAGATGTCGGCAAGGCCATCGCGCAGCTCAACGAGAAGGTGCAAGCCGAACTCAAGCGGCTCATCGACACCCTCCTTGGAATCGCGACCAACCCGATACCGGAGATCGTGAACTGGCTGGAGGACTTCCAAAACTCCCTCTCCAACGTGTTGTCGTGGATCAAACCCGGCCTTATACCGCTGATCCCGTTGTCTCAGATCGGGGAGTGGTTCCCGAACCTGATTCTCAACGGCGGGTTTGATGACGCGAAAACCCTTCAAGACAACCCGGATTGGTCCTGGGACGGCACGGTAGGGCGCACCGGGCCGCTCGGTTCGGTCAAGGCTGTCGTCGCTGGCGTGATGAAGATCCTGCACTCCAACGACATCCCGGTTGTCGCAGGGCAGAAGATGACGCTGGAGACGTGGGCCCAGTGGTCCAGCTTCTCTGCGCCCGCCGGAACCAACCCGATACGGCTCATCGCCTCGCACTACCTGAACGGCGCCCCGGTGATGTCCGGCGGCCAGCCTGTCCGCACTGTCATCGCCTCATTCCAGCCGCCTACCGCCAACTCCACAGCCTGGGAACATCTTTCCGGTTCCTTCCCGGTTCCGGCAGGAGTCGATGCCGTGCGGGTCAGCCTTCAGGTGACGGCGGACGCCACCGCAGGGCTGGTCTGGTTCGATGACGCGAACGCCATCAAGGTAGGCAAGCTGCCCCTGGACTACGTGCAGGACCTCGTCGGCCAGCTCCAGCAGTTCACCGACGACATCGGCGAAGCCTTCAGCCAGCTCGCCGAAAAGGTCGGGTTGGACCGCTTCAAGGAATTCTTCGACACTGTTGGCGGCAAGATCAATGCCGAGATAACCGACATCACTGGCCGTCTCCAAGCGATTGGTGCTGACGGCAGGGTTGACGCCTCCGAGATCTTTGGTTTCCTCGGCCTCGGCAACATACCGCTCTTGCCGCAAAACAAGGTCACCGATCTACCCGATATCAACAGTTGGCTCGATCAACTGCGGCACATTCTTTCCGGTGGCGCCATCACTGCCACCGATCCGATCACGCAGGCTATCAAGGATTGGTTTGCCGGGAACAACAACAAGACTCAATCCCTGAACAGTTCTGGGCAGCTCGCCGGATCGGCTATCACTGGTGCTATCGCCGAGGCACAGACCGGACTTAACTCAGTCCGCGATGCGATTGCGAACGGCCTCGGCGCCATCGGTTCTGGGTTCACGAACTTGCAGGCCCAAAACCAAGCAATCCAAGTAGCCCAGATCGCCGCGCAGGCGGCCGCCGCTGCCGCCGCTGCCAACGCGCAGCTGGCCAAGTCGCAAGGCCAGCAGAATGCCGCAGGCGGCGGCCTGAACTACACCACCGTGTTCGGTGGCGCAGACGGCTCGGCCCTACCGGCCGAGTTCACCGGGTCAGATCTAAAAGTGCGCGGCAACAACGGCTACGCGGGCATCGACGCATCAAAACCGGACGGCGCCTATGTCGTCACCTGCAACAAGCAGTACAGCACCGACGATCAGAGCCTCGCGGTGGTGCTGGGCGACCAAGGAGGATCACCCAGCGCACCGGAATACCACCTGTTCCACTCGGATTCGGCGTTCACAGCTGGCGCCTGCCTCAAAATCGACAACGGCAACGCGACGATCGGCAGCTACACACGATCGGGCAGCACGATCACCTTTACGTCGTTCCCCAGTGGCACCTGGTCGGGGTCGCTGGGCCAAGGATCGCTGGTGGAGGTGCACAACGTCGGCACCACGTGGACGCTTGCTGTCGGCGGGAACACGGTCCTGTCGGTCACCTCCTCGGTGGTAACGTTCGGCGCCACCCGCCGGTACGGCGGCGGGTTCGTCATGCAACGCGCCACCGTCAACCTGGGATGGTTCCAGGGCACCGTCACCTATGACAGCTTCCGGGTCGCGGCGATCACGTTGTCGGACTACATCGACCCCGTATACCTAGGGTCCGGCGCGGTGATGGCCCGCACCAACACCGCGGCCGTGACAGTGGCGACCGGCACAACGGTACTGCCGAACAGTTTTTACACCGTCGTACAGGCCGCCACGCCGGACATCGCGTGCAGCCTGCCGAACGGCACCATGACGCCGTCATTGAGCGGGTGGTATCTGGCGAAGGTCTCCACCAAGTCGAACATCGACACCAGCTCCACCAACAGCTCCGGAACGGCAAGTCCGGCGATATTCATCAACAGCACCACCGTGGTATCGAAACTCGGTTTGCCGCAGCAGTACTCGCGCTCCAACTCCAGTGACGGAAGCGTGGATCTGCGGGTGCCCGTGCTGGCGCTATCGGACTCGTTCGTCATCTACCTCAATGCCGGTGACGTAGTGCGCGGCGGCCAAGTACTCGGCTCTAACGCAACGACCCGACAGGTTACCGGCGATGCCCCTGGAACAGCCACCTACCTGTCCCTGTCGCTGCTCAACCGAAGCCAATTGTAAAGGGGAGCGATGAATTTTGAGCAGGCCAAGTCCGGGTTCATCAAGGCCAAGGGCCTTGATGGCTCGGATGTGTGGTTCAAGCCGCTGACCCTGAGCATGCGCAACAATGCGGGCGGCGGTGTCGAAATGACATTCGCCGGACCGTACACCGTCACCGTTCAGGGCACCGCCGAGGAATACCTCGAATTCCTCGAACCCACTGTCGAGTAATTAGTGTCCTGGTCCCCCAACCCGCCAGCAGAAGCCTCAGAACCGCAACGGAGTTGGTGGAGAGAGCCCCCGCCGACCGAGCCGCAGAGGCCGACGCCGAGCTGGTTCTGGATACCCGAACGGACCGGGGCCCTCCAAGCCGAGGGCCACATGGCCGCCCAGATTGGGCAGGTATACACGATTGGCGCCGACATGGCGGGTGCGGGAAGCATGTCCGCACAGATCTCTCAGATTTACAACCTGACAACGGAATTCGTGGGTGCGGGCGCGCTCGCCGCCGATATACGGCAGATCTACGCACGCCAGGCTGACATGTCCGGTGCGGGGATCATGGCGGCCGATGCGAGGGTACGGCTGGATCGCCTTGCCCAGCTCGCAGCGGCGGGCACACTCTCGGTACAGCTGCTCCAGCAGTTCATCCGTCCGGCAGGGTTCGTGGCGGCCGGCAGTATGGCCGCACAGATCTCGCAGGCGTACGCGCTCGGCGCCGCACTCACCGGAACGGGCACCTTGGCGACCCAAGTCGCCCAGAAATACCAACGCAGCGCCGCACTCGCTGGCGCCGGAACCATGGCGTGCGGCGCTGCCTTCCCGGTCATGTCACCGGCCACACAGACATTCAGCAGCACCGGCTCCGCCACCTACAACATCCCCTACTGGTGCAGGTACATAGATGTCGTCTTCATCAGTGGGGGTGCCTCCGGTCAAACAGGCAACGGTGCCATCAATACCGCCGGAAAGGGCGGTAACCCAGGCCAGTGGCAAGGCGTGCGGTTGGAGCGCGGCGTTGATATCCCATGGACCGCAACCACACTGACAATAAATGTCGGCGGTGGCGGGGCACGGCCCGCGAACAGCGACAACGCCGGTCCCACAGCAGGCGCGAACACGGTGCTTACTTATCAGAACCTTGCGGGCCAGACCATCACTGTCACTGCGACAGGCGGTAGCGGCACCCAATCCGGCCAGAACGGCGGCACCCCAGTCAACTTCACCTTCCAAGGGGTCGGTTACACGGGCGGCAACGGGGGAACGGGTAACGCCGGAGCCGGAGCCCAGCCGGGCGCCGGAGGCGCGGGGGGCAACGGCGGGATCTTCGGCTCACGTACCCAAGGCGGACTAGGCGGCAACGGCCAAGCCTGGTGCCGCGCATACCAATAGACAACGGAGGCAACCAACGTGGCAATACAAGTACCCCAGACACGTCAATCGCTCGCCGACGCCTGGAAGGCCCTCGGCAACTGGATCGGGTCCGCGACTGCCTCGCCCGGCACCTCACAGACGCCCTCCAACGAATCGACCGGCGGCGGCTACGCCCGCGCGCAAACCACCTGGACATCCGGCTCCGGCGGCGCCGTAAATGGCTCAGCAGTAACCGTTCCCGTCCCCGCTTCCACCATTAACTACGCGATCTTGGCCTCTGCTGCTGCGGTCGGCGCCGCCAACATGATCGACAACTGCGCCGTCACCCAAGCCATCTTCTCCACCGCCGGAAACCTCGTCCTCACCCCCTCGCTGGGTGTGGCGTGACCGCCCCAACGAAAGCCGATGGGCTGCTCCAGATTGTCGTCTGGCCGGTGTACATCGGATTGGGCGGTGAAGATGGCCGAGAACCCCTGCACCCCGACTACCGGCGCGGCCAGATCAGCTGGCAGCCAACACTCAACGGACCCATTGAGGGCTCGGCGATCGTCTACGCTCCCGCCGGGCGGTACCCGTTCTTCACATACTGGATGCAGCCGGAAGGTGGAGCCCCGGTTGGAATTTCACAACCCGCTCATCCGCTGGTCTTCGACATCCGAACCGTAGTCGATATCCGGCCCATCAAGAACGGCGACTTGTTCGTATCCAACGAGATACAGCGCGCGGGAATTTGATTCGGAAACTGCTCGCCCTCTGCGACGAGTACGGCACCGAACTTCCCGGCTTCAACGAAGGCAACCCCGAGGACCGCTGCCCGATCTGCGAGCGGCCCGTGGCCGATCACCCATGCCGTGGCGGCACTGCCGCCAAATGGGCGCACCGCCGCACCGTCTTGTTCAGCGCCCTAGTTCTATGGCGTCTCCCCTAAACCCCTTGGAGAACAACATGATAGGCAACTCGAAGTCCTCCAAAGCGCTCGTGGTAGTCGCGGGCGTCGCCTGCGGCGCCCTGCTCGGTGTAGCGCTGGGTGTCGCCCTTTTCGTGTACGAGTCCAAGCGTGACATGGAAGCGAACTACTGATGATCACCGAAAATGGTTGGCCTTCATGCAGTATCGCGGAGTGCGATACCAACCCCATACCCGGAACCGATGTCAGAATCCCCCTACAGCGGGGTATCCCGAACATCATCTTGAAGGCGTTCGCAGCCAACCTCAACTCTGAGATTGAGTCCGTATACAACGCTCGTGGCGGCACGGACGAAGGCGGGTGGACACCCACTAATAGCGTTGCCACATCAAACCATTTGAGTGGAACGGCGTTTGACTACAACTGGACCGACCACCCCATGGGGCCGGAGGCTGATGACCCCGCCGCCGGGTGGAAAGGCTCCAGCCTCATCCGTGGTGACCAAGTGCCCGCGATACGGGAACTGCTCAGGTTCTTCACGTACAAGGGTGTGCAGCTCGTCTTTTGGGGCAATGACTGGTCCACCCCCAAGGACAGCATGCATTTCCAGATGGGGTACGGAACCTACGCCAATCAAGACCTATGCCGCGAGTTCATAGCCAAATTCATTCGTGCTGACGGATTCTCCACCTACCGGCGCGGGAGCAGTGGCGGCAGCTGGAACGCACAAGTTCTCGCGGAAGCTACGGGGCTGACGATAGCTCGGGCGGCGGAGATCCTGCTGCAGGTGGCCGAGGGCCTGCGCCTGAGCGAATGCGTGAGCCCCCGACGTATCGCGATGTGGCTGGCTCAAATCGGCCACGAGTCGGACAACTTCAACGCCACCGAAGAGTACGAGAAGGGCGACGGCGGAGTAACCGAGCGCTGGAAGTACCTCGGCCGTACGTGGATTCAGATCACATGGCTTGAGAACTACCAGGGATTCTCTCGATGGGCATACCAGAAGGGCATTATCCCCACGCCCACCTACTTCGTGGACCGGCCCAAAGAGCTGGCGGAACTCCAGTACGCGGGTATCGGCCCAGCCTGGTACTGGACGGTGGCCCGGGCCAACATCAACGCGCTGTGCGACCTAGGTGACCTCAACGGGGTCACCTACCTCATCAACGGCGGCTATAACGGCCTATCCGAACGCCAGACCCGGTACAACCGCGCAATCGCGCTGGGCGACCGGCTGCTCGAACTACTTCAGGAAGGAGACGACATGGCCCAAGTGCCACAAGACCAGTGGGATCGTGTGTTCCAGGAACAGACCCAGGAGCACGAATCCCTTTCCGGTTACCGCGATCCCGACGAGGGGAATATCGGCACCTGGTGCCGGATCGATCGCAACAAGGATCTGATGATCCACGAGCTGTTCACCGAATGGAAAGCCGTACAGGCCGGTGACCTCGATTCCATTCGACGCCTTGTCCGTTCGGCGGCGGGGCTCGGCGCGAACACCACGCCCGCCTTCATTGCCAACGCCAAGCGCATGTTGAAGAAGGTCCCCGCCGAGTACCTCCAAGAAGGCCTGGCGTACCTCGAATCGACGTATCCCGAACTACTACAAGCGTTTATCTCGCAGAACGGAGCATCATGATCACGGACAAGATTCGCCAGTACTACTACCTGCTCTCCGGCCTCGTCGGCGCGGTTGTACCGATCCTGATTGCGGTCGGGGTGGTCAGCACCGACCAAGGAAGCGACTGGAACAACCTCGTTGTCACCTTCGGCTCACTGATCGGTGCTGTTGGCTCGGGCGCCGCTGGCGTCATCTTGGGCAGGCAGCGCAAGAAGGGAACACTCGACCCGGCTGCCTCGCCTGTGGACCAGGTCCTCAATGGCATTCCGGTGCTGATCGATACCGCCGCCCAGGCGCAAGCTGACCTCGACCGGGTGAAGCAGGTAGCCAATGACGCGTTCGGCGCCGTCCCCGGTGTTGGACCGCTGGCGAAGCAAGTACTCGACCAGATCTTGCCGGGCAACTGATGCCACTCCAGGTCGGCTCGAACGGCCTCGTTACGGGGGCCTGGCAGAAGACGATGGTCAACCGGTACCGGGCGTACGCGGTATCGGTTGACGGCGCCCATCTGAGAGTTGACTCGTACTTCGGCTACGACGACGAGAAGGTGCAGCGCGAGTACCAGCGTCGCACCGGGCAGCGCCAGACGGGCGTGGTGTCGGACGCGGACCTGCACCGTCTCGGCGTCTTCCCGACCTTGTTCTCCGTGCACGGGACAGGGCAGGCGGACCCATTCGGTATCGGCCTGCCGGCGGACGCGGCGCGGGAATGTCTGGACCTGTATTGGTGGCAGCCTGTTGGGAACTACCCGGCGACGGCGGTCCCGATGGATGGCTCCGTGAACGAGGGCGAGGCCGAGCTGTTCAGCCTCATCAATGACCGGGATATCTGCCCCGGCCCGTTCGCGATGTTCGACTACAGCCAAGGCAGCGTCGTGGGCGGGCGCATCCGCAACCGGCTTCGCGACGGTGACCTTCGGTCCAGATACAGGGACTTCATCGCGTCCGCGAGTTGGGGTAACCCGATGCGGCCCCCTGGTTCCTATGCGGGCAACACCGATCCCGGCGGCCACGGCATCGACCCACAGCTGGAGATCATCGCTGAGCCGTACGCCATCAACCTGGCGCAGCGCGGAGACCTGTACACCACCTGCCCGGACGGGGATGTCGGCGAGATGGAACGCGCCATCTTCAATGCGGTGTTCCGTCGCTGGACAGGGAAAGACAGTGTGCCCGAACAGCTGTTGGAGCTGATCACCAACCCCGGCCGCGAGATCCCCGCACTGGGCAAGGCCATCTGGAACGGTGGGCTGTTCGTCGTACGCGGAACCGGGCCGCACGTTACATACCACGTGAACGAGTGCCCGGGGACCGGGATGACCCACTGGCAGTACGGGATCAAGCACATGAGAGATGTAGCCACCAAGCGGTTGACGGCGATGGTGGCCGCATAGGTGAGGGAGACGTGGCGGTTACTCAACCGGCCCGGAGAGGACTTCATGTTCGCGCTTGGGCCAATGTCCCCGCTGCTCAATAGCCCCGACGACTACATGTTCGCCGGGGCTTTTCTCTTCCTGGCCACGACGGTGGTTTGGGCCGTGATCACTGGTCGTCTGGTGCCGAAAGGCACTGTGGACAAGCTCGTTACGTCGAAAGACGACGAGATCAAATACCTCCGTGAAGCCAACGTAAAGCTGGCCGGGGCAGTGGATAAGTATGCGGCCCCCGCCCAGCTTGCGGTTAGGGCTATCGAGTCCATGCAGGAGCGGCCATGAAATGGCGAGACCTGAAGTGGAGGAAGCCCAGCCCCGATGCGACGGGCGTTGAGGAAGCGTTGGTGCGGCGCGACGAAGCCCAAGTCCGGTTGGAACAGGCCACAGAAATGGAGCGCCGGGCCGAAATGCTCATTGAGGCCAACGGGTTTGCGGAGGCGTTCGAGCGAACGATGAGACGGAGGCTGGCGAGATGAGGAACCCAGTACGTCTGCGGCATGCGGGGTTGGTCGCGGCGTTAGCGTTCTTGCCGACGATCTGGGTGAAGCCCGACACTGTGGCAGATATCGCGCTGACGGTCTCGGCGTCGCTGTCGTGGATGTTCACTCTGCTGTACCTGCTGCGGTCCACTTGGTGGACGCGGCCAGTCGGCCGAGTGACGGTTTGTATCTACCTGGCCTTGTCGCTCGTCCTCACTCAGAACTCGGTCTCGACCTGGTGGGGACAGGATTACCCGTGGCGGGGGCACGTTCGCGGACTTCTGTACGCGGGGTTGGCGTACGCATTCGTGAAGCTGATCGCGGCGCTACGGAGGATTCAAACTAAGACCTGACCCATCCGCCTCAGATGCTCCGCCCTCTGGCCTCCGGGCCGGGGGCGGAGTTCGGTCGTTTGCTGATAGGTAAAGCGGGCTATACTTCGCGGCATGGTGCGAGAGCGGAAACTGAGCGAGGAACAGGTGGCACACCTGGAACTCATCGCCCGCCGTCGTGCGCGCCGTGAGAGCGCCGAGTCCCTGCTCATCGAAGCGATCAAGGATGGCCAATCCCTCGGCCTGACCCAGCCTGAGATTGGTGAGGCCGCAGGCCTCACCAAGCAGCGCGTCGGGCAGATCTGGCGCGGTACCCGGTAGCACCCGGCCCGGCCCGGCCCTCTTTTCATCCCACTGGGTCCAGTGTTGGTGGCTGCCTATGACCGGCTGGCTTCGTGCCGTATTCCGCAAACTTGAAGACCCTCATTTCCTCACCAGGGGAAATGAGTTATTTATGCTGCGGAAGAGCGCTATGACGGTAAAGCGCGCTATACTTTTAGTGTCAGCCTAGCGAATGGTTCGCTGCCTCGCTGAATCCGCGAAAGGAATGCTCAGATGACCGCTCCAACCACCCTCCCCGCTCTCCCGCAACGCACCCTCCGCCGTGGCGACCTCGCCTCCCTGGTGGAACTCCTCCAACACCAGCACGCCCATAAGGCCGACCTCGTGGTCCCGATGTCCCGTATCCACTTCGAGCACGGCGAACTCATCCTCGACGGGTTCGAGCCCCACATCGATGAGAAGGGCGTGACCGAGGTGAACGGCGCCTTCCGCATGACCGGTCTCGCCGACGCGCAGCTCGGCAACGTCCTCGACATCCCCACCAAGTACGTGCGGAAGCTGCGCGGCCAGCACGTCGAACTGCTCGACACCAACTTCAACGAGCTGGCCATCATGGCCGATCCCAACAAGAAGGTTCTCGTCCGCACGCTGTACGGGACAGACCCGCTCTACCCCGACTCCAACGGAATCGTCCGCGCGGTGCTCTCGGACAAGTACGGCATCCGCGACAACCTGGATACGGTTCTCGCCCTCCTGGAGGGGATGCGGGCCGCCGGTCTCAACGAGGCCCACATCCGCAGCTGTGACCTCACCGACGACCGCCTGTACCTGCGCGTCACCGCACGCGAGTATGGCGTCCAAGCAGAGAAGCTGCTGGAGAACTACCGCTCACCGTTCCAGGGCACCGGCCACGGCGGCGAGGCCGCCGAGAACCCCAAGCTGGTGTACGCGGGCCTCCTCGTCACCAACAGCGAGACCGGCGGCGGCGCACTCACCATCACCCCCGAGCTGCGGGTCCTCGTGTGCGACAACGGCATGACCATCAACGCCGACGCCATGCGGAAGGTTCACCTCGGCCGAAAGCTCGATGAAGGCCAGATCGAATGGTCAACCGACACCATCGACGCATCCAACGAGCTGGTCAAGCAGCAGGTCAAGGATGCTGTCACCTCGTTTATGAACGTGGAGTACGTGGCCCGGACCGTCGCCAAGCTGGAGCAGGCCAGCGCCGTCCCGCTGGAAGACGCCCAAGGGGCCATCGAGGCTGTCGGCAAGAAGCTCGCCTACTCGCAAGACGAGATGAAGGGCATCCTTGACCACTTCATCAAGGGCGGCCAGCTCACGGCTGGCGGAGTGATGCACGCGGTCACCTCCTACGCGCAGGTGATCGAGGACGTGGACCGCTCCAACGATTTCGCGGCCACCGGGGTAGAAGCGATGCTCGCCGCAGCTCGCCGATAAAGTAGAACCGCAAGCGCTCGAAGGGAATTGAGAGAGATGACCACCAGCACGATAGATGTAGCACCGAACGTCGCGGGTCTTGTCAGATGGGCGCGGAAAGTGCTGGCAGAAGCCCCGCACGGGAGCAAGGACGCCCGTGTCGCTCGTGAGGTCTTGGAAGAGTGCGGTATCACTGACCTCGACTAATAGAGACCCCCTGCGCAAGAGGGCCAGCCCATACGGGCTGGCCCTCTTCCGTTGTTTCTGGGGGGGCCTACTACCTGACCGGGGTGTCCGGGCAGTACGCGCGGCCCGCCGCGCCAGCGAGGAGCGCGGCTTGCTCCTGGGAGACCTTCGGATAGTTCTGGACGATCCCCTTCACGGCGGCGGCCAAGTCGTTGCCTGGTCGTTCCTCGAACCATTCACACACCCTGTGCCCCAGCGCAATCGACTGCTCCCGGCTGCCCACGTTGATGTCGTGCTGGACGAGTACCGCCATGAACGCCTGGTCGCTGGCGTCGCCCTCCTCCGGGGTGACTGAGGTACGTTGCGCCGTCACGGTCACGGTTTCCCGCGCCGGTACCGAGACAATCACCGAAGTGACGACCGTGCTTCCGCCGGCAGGAGGAGCGGGCTGTTGATTGCACGCAGCCAGCGCGACTGCCGAGAGCACACACAAGCCGAGTTTCCGCAGGTCCATAGCGGTTAAGGTACTAGCGACACCGCGTGGTTGACTAGGGTCGCGGCGCTCGCCGCAACAACAACTCCAGCCGCCGAGCTTGCCCACCGCGTCCAGGGGCGCGGGCCGCTGTCGGCGGCGGCCAGCATGGTCTCCCGCATTTCGTCGTCATCGACTGCCGTGTATATCTGCGTCGTGGCGACGCTCGCATGCCCGAGGAGCTGCTGGAGCGCTCTGAGGTTCCGGGTGCGCTGGTAGGCGCGAGTGGCGAAACGGTGCCTGAGCTTGTGCATCGTCCAAACCCCCGGCATCGCTGCTGCGCAGAGTTTCCCAACCCAGCGTGCCGAGAGGTGGCCGCCATCCGCACCGGGGAACAGGAATCCGCAGTCACCGTGACCGGGCGAATGGCCGCCCGGCCCGGCGAGAATCATCGCCGCGATCTCGTCCGAGACGGGGATCAGGCGATCCTTGGCGCCCTTGCCGTGCACGAGCAGCTGGTACCCAGAGAACCCCTCGCGCAGGTCGTCGGTATGGACCTGGGCTACTTCGGCCCGCCGGAGCCCCGCCTCGCAGGCGAGATACAGCATCACCGTGGTTCGAGCGTCTGCCGCGACGAGGGCTTCTTTCCAGATGCGGTCGGGGGCGGGCTTCGGTGTAGGCGGCCCCGCTTTCACTGACGGCAATTTGGTGGAGGGGTCGAACGGTATGTGGCCTGCGGCGTGTGCCCAGCTGAAAAAGCCGGTCGCCGATGCTCGGTAGCCGCGCCGTGTCTCTTGTCCCCATTGTTTCTGGTGGGCGAACCACACCTCGAGTAAATCGTGTGTCACCTGCTCGGGTGATTCGCCCAGGCACCGGGCGATCCGGCTCATGTGCGATATCCGTGTCCCGATTGTCGTCTTCGGTCGCCCGGCGGCCTGAAGGAACAGCCGATAGCGCTCGATGAGAGGCTGCCAGGCGCCGGGGATTGGTAGCGGTGCCGGTCCAGTAGGGCTCCGCGTGGTCATCTTTGAGGCCCCCTGACTGTGGATCTGGTGCCGGTATGGAGTTGTGAATGTCCTTCTGCAACAAACGTTCCCACGAGTTGTACCCACCCCTTTGGTTGAAAGTGCCGCCTCCCCGACGTAACTAGAAAATGGACGCTATCTGGCGTTATTAAAAAACGCCAGAAAATATTGAAATTTGCGTCTATTCTGTTACCTGTGCGACTACATCCCCTGTCCCGTGCGGTGAGCGCTGTCCTCCGAGCCATCGCCGCCAAGAAGCAAATCGACCAGCACACCATCGCTAAGCGCACCGGCTACACCGACGACAAGGTGTCGCGACTACTGGGGACACGCCGTACCGGCGCACAGCCGATCGGCCTCGATGACGCAGACATGATCGCCAATGCCCTGGATGCCGACCTGATGGAAGTGATCGCGGAAGCTATTCGCGACACCCCCGACCGACCCAAGAGGCGTCCAACCGCTGCTGAGATTTTCGAGAGAGGTTTCTGA